GCCAACAACGGCTATGTCTTGCAGAAGCCGACCGGGTCGTATGTCCTCGGCACCAGCAGCCTGACCTTCGTGCAGTTCAGCGGCACCGGCCAGATCACGGCGGGCGCAGGCTTGACGAAGACCGGCAACACCGTCGATGTCGTCGGGACCGCCAACCGCATCACCGTCAACGCCGACTCCATCGATATCGCCAGCACCTACGCTGGCCAGAACACGATCACCACGCTGGGCACCGTCGCCACGGGCACCTGGAACGGCACGACCATTTCCGTGTCCTACGGTGGCACGGGCGCGACGACCCTGACCGGCTACCTCAAGGGCAATGGCACATCGGCCTTCACGGGTGTCTCCACCATCCCCGGCTCGGATATCTCCGGCAACATCAGCGGCAACGCAGCCAATGTGACCGGCACGGTCGCCGTGGCCAACGGCGGTACGGGAGCCACCACCCTGACGGGTATTCTCAAGGGGAACGGCACATCCGCCATTTCGGCGGCTGTCGCTGGCACAGACTATCTCGACCCTAACAGCACCCTTGACGGCGGCTCGTTCTAATGCCCAACCTGATCCGGCTGAAGAGAAACACCTCGGCGGGGGTGTCCCCCGCTGCGGGTTCTCTGTCGACCGGCGAGTTGGCGATCAACACAGCAGACGGCGTCCTGTTCACGAAGAATGAATCGGGCACCGTCCTCAGACTCGTTCCGTTCAACCAGTACGGCCTTCTGGTCGTCGGCACCGGGGCGACAGCCCGCTCCGTCACCTGCAATGCCTATGCGAACGGCAATTTTGCGGCGACGGGAGACGCCCAGTATCGAGTTGGCATCCTGCGTTCCTCCACCACGACGGCCACACCCGCCGAGTTGTCGCTGGATGGCACGACCGCCTCCAACTCCAACACCTTCGTCCTCCCCAACAACGCCACCTTCCATTTCGACATCCAGGTGGTGGCCCGCAGGACGGACACGACCGGCGAGCATGGGGCGTGGCATTTTTCGGGCTGTGTTTCCCGCGATGCCACCGCAGGCACGACCGCCATTGTCGGGACCGTCGGCAAGACCACGGTGGCGAAGACGACCGATGCCTGGGATTGCAATGTGACCGCCGACTCCACGAACGGACGACTGGCTGTCACCGTCACGGGCCAGGCTGCCAAGACCATCCGGTGGGTCGCTACCGCCAAAATCACGGAGGTCACGGCCTAATGGCTAAAAGAATCGACCAGCTGGGCGACCGCACACCAGTCAACAACGACTGGGTGGTCTCGACGATCACCAGCGGACCAGCGACCCGCTCCAGACTCTACCAGTTGATCCGCAACGGCCTCGACCAGTCGGTGGACACGGGCGGCAATTCCCTGCCCATCATCGGCCCCGAAAGGACGGTCACGGGATCGGGCGGACACATCCTGCTGGTTCCCGGCAAGAAGGCCGGTGGACCCGGCAACGCCCCGTCCGACTACTACGGGCGGGTTTACTTCGTCGCCTCCGGTGGCACCTCCCCCACCAATGCCGACTTCTACTTCGCCTTCGACACCGACAAGGTTCTGCTGGTGTCTGGCCAGACAGGTTCGGGCAAATCGATCCTCCTCCAGAGCGGCACCTCCACCCTCTGCTCGGTCCACATCGGCCAGAGTCTCTCGTCCGGCCCCGCCACCGTCATTGTCGGCCCCCTCATCTCCAACGGCCTGTTCGTCAACGGCTCACAGGGGGTCTTCCAGGAAGATTTCTCCTCGTTCGATGTCGTCAACCCGAAGCTGCTCTGGCCCCGCAAGGTTTCCACGCTGGCGACCTCCGGCTCCGGTGCCCCCGATGTCGGCATTGAGCGGGCGGTCAAGGGCATCCTGAAGGTCACCAATGGCTCGACAGGGGGTGGCTCTTTCTCGTCGCCGTCCACCACGCTCACTCTGGCAGGCGGGAACGCCAACAATCTTGCGATTGAAGCCGCTTCGTTCGTCCGGCTGAATGTCACCTCGGCCACGACTCTGACCGGCATCGCCGCCCCCACCAGCGGCTCCCACGCCGACGGCAGGAAGGTCAGCCTGTTCAATGTCGGCACCGCCAATCTCGTGCTGGTCAACAACGATACCGGCAGCGTCACCGAAAATCGCCTGAAGCTGAACACATCCGCCACGATAGTCCCCGCAAGTACAAGCCTGGACTTGACTTATGACTCAACGGCATCCCGCTGGGTCGTTTCGGGCGGCAGTGCGGGTTCTTCCGGGGCGCAGGGAGCAGACGGGGCCGTCCAATATGCCTCCGCGGGCTTCCTTGCGGGAGCCACAGGTGTATTTACCAATGGATCGGACCTGCGAGTGCAAGGCCCTCTCCTGACCGGATCAACCAACACGCGGTGCGGCCTCTATGTCGTCCACAAGCTGACCCAATCAGCCGCCCTGGAAAAGTTGACTACGGACGGGCAGGCGGTGACTGGCAGCAATCAGGTTGTATTACCTGATAACGCAACCTATCTCTTTGATATTCTTGTTAGCGCACAGCGCGAAGATGCTATCGGGGAGAGGGCCGCGTTTCGCTTTGAGGGCGTGGCCTTCCGGAATACCGGGGCGGCTACGGTGGACATCCTCATCGGCGGCGTCAGCAAGACCAGCATATCCAAGTCCGAGGTTCCTTGGGATGTTTCCGTCGTCACGGACGCAACCAATGGGGCGATCAGCATTCAGGTAACCGGCGAGTCATCCAAGTCCATTCGTTGGGTGGCAGCCGTCAAGACAGTCGAGGTGCGCCGTGCCAATTAATTTTGACAAGAGTCCAGCCGGGTCAGTCACACTCAAGGCTCCCTCTTCTGGGTCGACGACTTTCACGCTGCCAGCTTCGGACGGCAGCAATCGCCAGCTGATCATCACCAACGGTCTGGGTGTCCTGAGCTTTGTGTCGCTCCAGGCTTCCGACATCCCCACTTTGACTGCGTCCAAGATCAGCGATTTTGACACGCAGGTCAGGACGAGCAGGCTGGATCAGATGGCGGTTCCCACCGCCTCGGTCAATCTCAACAGCCAGAAGATCATCAATCTTGCGACTCCCACCAACGCCACCGACGCAGCCAACAAGGACTATGTCGACAGCGTCAGCCAGGGACTGGACCCGAAGAACTCTGTCCATGTCGCCACCACGACCAACCTGAACCTGTCCTCGCCTGGCAGCACCATTGACGGTGTGACCATGGTCTCGGGCGACCGGGTGCTGGTCAAGGATCAGTCCACCGCCAGCCAGAACGGCATCTATGTGTGGAACGGTGCCGCCTCGGCCATGACGAGAGCCACCGACGCCGACAGCGTCACCAAGCTGAACGGCGGGGCGTTTGTGTTCGTTGAGGAAGGCAACACCTACGCCACCACGGGCTGGGTATTGCAGCAGCCTGCTGGCACATATGTTCTTGGCACCACCGCCCTGACTTGGTCCCAGTTCTCCGGCGCAGGCCAGATCACCGCCGGGACGGGCCTGACCAAATCGGGCAACACCATCGCCCTGATTACCCCGGTCACCACGGCCAACGGTGGCACGGGCCTCACGACGGTCGGCACCGGCTTCCTGAAGGGGAACGGCTCAACCCTCAGCTACGCCACCCTTTCCTCCGGCGATATTCCCGATCTGTCGGCCACCTATGTGACCCTGGCGGGTAGCCAGACGATTTCGGGCACGAAGACCTTTTCCTCGTCGCCGATCTTTTCCACGCTGACCGGCTATGTGAAAGCCAACGGGGCCAGCGCCCTGACGGCTTCTTCGACTGTGCCAGCAGGAGATATCTCTGGTACACTTGGTGTTAGCAATGGTGGTACTGGTGCTACCACTCTCACCAGCAACGGTGTCCTGTTGGGCAATGGCACCTCGGCCATTCAGGCTACTTCGGCAGGCACGGCCAACCAAGTTTTGCGCGTCCCCTCCGCTGGTGGTGCGCCCGCCTTCGGGGCCATCAACCTAGCCAGCACCTCGGCTGTCACCGGCACGCTGCCCATCTCCAACGGTGGTACGGGTCAGACCAGCTTCGCCTCGGGTATCCTGAAGAGCGATGGCACCACGCTGTCGGCGGGCACGCTTTCGGCTTCCGATATCCCCGACCTGTCCTCGACCTATGTCACGCTGAACACAGCGCAGACGGTCAATGGCGTCAAGACTTTTGCGAGCGGGATCAATGTCAGCCAGATCACGCCTTCGGCGAACAACTACATCGGCTTGGGAGCCTCGGGTACGCCTGTTCGGCAGATTGACACCTGGATTGGCAGCAACAATAACAAGCATACGGATGTCTTCCCCTACAACACCTCGACATCGGCCACGCCTGTTGATCTTTTCCTGGATGGGTCCACCACCCGCATGGGTCTTTCTAATGGCGAAGCCTGGTACTACGAAGCTAAAGTTCTCGGGACTCAAACGGGGGGTACTTCGGGTACGGTAGGTGATAGCTTTGCTACCCGATTTACTGGGGTGATCAAGCGTTCTTCCGGCGGCACAACCTCCATGGTCGGATCGACATCGCAGGATATTGATGCTCGCGACACGGGGGCGGCGAACTGGGCGACGACAGTCACAGCAGACACCAGCAATAACGCTTTGAAAATCGCCTGTACTGGCGAAGCCAACAAGACCATTTACTGGCAGTCCAAAGTCTCGCTGGTTCGCATCGGCACCCCTGGAGCTAGCGGTGGTGGCGGTGGCGGCAGCGGTGGCCCCTCAAGCGGCATGGTTTAATCTGGAGTTTGACAAATGGCAACTAGAGTAATAGCCGCCCAGGACAAGGCCATTTCGGGGGCGGGCGATGATGTCCAGATTAAAGCCGGTAATGCCAACACCAGCGGGGCTGGTGGCCACATCATTATCCAGCCTGGCGCTCAGGTAACGACGGGCGGAAATGGTTTAGTGATCGTTCGCCAGCCTAGCGGCGTTGCTGGGACTGACGAAATCCAGTTGTCGCACGATGGTGGCAAAGGCAGCATCATCAACAAGGATGGCGTTCTTCAAGTAGGCGGCTCGCATATTGCTTTAAGGCCCACCGCCAACAACGCACGGGGCAACATGACCGCTGGAGTCATTTATGCCACAGATATTGCCTCATCCGATCAAATTAATGCTGACGGTCAAACCAATGATAGTTATAGCTGGGCAATTGACTATTCTGGCATGAACTGGGGTCAGGGCTTTAACATGAGGGTTGGTTGGTCGCACATTAAAGGTGCCGCCAACTTCGGTCTTATTTATGGTGGCGACAACACCAACGGACGCCGTGCTACCCTGCAATTGACCGATGGTAGTACCGGCGGCGGTGCATGGGCCTACCGTTCGTCAACCACGACAGTCAACACATCTTACAACGACCTTAACCTTTCTGGACATTCCGCTTTTCAAAGGTTGAATGCCACAGCGGCCACCATCATCACCGGCATTGCTCCGGCGTCAACGGCTGGTGGTAGTGGTACTCCTACCTGGATTCACACTGACGGGCGTGTTTTTTGGCTGTACAATGTCGGCACTTTTAATATTACCCTGAAGCATGATAACGCCTCAAGCACGGCTGGCAATCGTTTATTAACAGAAACGGGTGGGGACTTAATTATTGGGCCGGGTAGGTATGCCCAGTTGGTCTATGACGGCACCTCTTCTCGTTGGCGTGCAACAGGCGAAAATTATCCGTATGTTTTCCCCACCGCCGATGGCACCAACGGCCAGGTTCTGACCACCAACGGCAGCGGAAGTCTTTCGTGGGCAACTGTAAGTGCTGGTGCTACCGCAAGCGGCACGACCAATTACATCGCCAAGTTCACGGGGGCTTCCACGCTTGGCAACAGTCTCATATTCGACAACGGGACGAATGTCGGTATCGGTACGGCTACAAATCTTTCTGATAAAGTAAATATCTACGAAACCAGCGCACCAATCATTAGGTTTCAGACATCGGGTAATCAGTACGGCGCACGCATTGGCTTTTGGGCCAATAACGGAATGCAAATTCAATGCGCTACAGCAAATCAGCCGATAATTTTCTATACGGCTAACACATCTAATGACGCAAGTTTTGAACGGATGCGCATCAAGCATGATGGCTTGATCGGCATCAACGAAGCTAGCCCTGGCGGTCTGCTTCAAATCACTACGGTGGCGGCGACCAAAGGTCTGATTGTTAAGGGCGCAGCCTCGCAAAGCGCAAACCTCACCGAGTGGCAAGACAGCACGGGTGCCGTCGTGGCCTCCGTCAGCCCGACTGGGGCTTTTTTTGGTTCCTCATACACTTCTTACGGAACGGTTGATTCGGCTACTCAAATATTTGGCAATAATTACTGGACGCCGAATATGACTGGGGGTGTTACTTCCCCGAGCGCCGGAACTTACACTAAAAGTAGTGGTACTACCGATTGGAATGCTCAAGTATATTCATCAGAAGGCTATATTAAAAATGTTTATTGCTCGGCGCAAGCCTCGCAAACGACTGGTTATATTATGTTCGGGCTTAATAGTGACCCGACAACAGATGCTGTTTATAGCTCTTTAGATTATGCGTGGTATGTTCAGCAAGGTGGAGTTTTGGCGATTTGGGAAAACAATGCCCAGATTGCAACTTATGGTAGTTACACGACCTCTACCGTGTTGTCGATTACTTATGATGGTACAAATGTTCGTTATTGGAAAGATGGCGTACTACAGCGAACAGTAGCAAGATCAGTTGGCAATCCACTTTATCTTGATTCTTCTTTCCATACTTTGTCGAGTTCTTTGAACTCGGTTCAGTTCGGCCCCATCGGCCAACCCTTCGGCATCTCCGGCACCTCCGGCTACCTGCCGAAGTTCACGAGCCAGCAGACGCTCGGTAACAGCATCGTCTATGACGATGGCGTAGATGTTGGCATCGGCACCACAAACCCGCTTGGCCGCCTTGATGTTGTTGGCGCAAATACTTACGAGCCTATTCGTGCTATTACCAATTCGGCTTCAAATTTGGAGTCGGGAGCCAACGCAACGATTGGTCTGTCGGTAAACAATAGCAACACAACGGCTGGAAATGGAATTGCTGTTAGTTTTGCGACAGCTACTACCAACTCAACCCTTTATGGCGTCGGGGCTATTGGTTTTAACAATCTCACCCACACTACTCTTGGTGTGCCACAGGGTAAGTTCCAAATTATCACTAGAGATTCGGGTGGCGGCTTAACCCAAAAATTGACGATTGATACAACGGGTTATGTTGGTATCGGGACGGCTTCGCCGTCCAACAACCTTTCAATCGGTGCAGCCGCTGGCAAAATAGGGTTCCAGCGCGGTTCCGGTGACGGTGAATACTGCACGATGGGCTTTAAGTCCACGAGCGGTAATGATCGTTATGTATTTGAAATAAACAATACCTCTGGAACAGGTGAGCTTAGACTAAATCAAGGGGGAACTTCCACCCCCATTGGTATGACCTTCTATACCAACAACACCGAAAGGATGAGGATTGATTCATCTGGTAATGTGGGAATCGGTACGACTTCGCCCAGCTTCAAACTTCAAGTTGATGCTGCTAGTGTTGACGCAAACATCGTCGCCAATGTCACTTCTGGATACGGCGGCATCGGGGTCTATGCGGCTGGAACCAACAAGGTAGTTTTAGGTTACGCTGGCGCAAACGCTAATTATGGCAGTCAGACAATTGCTGGTGATGTTGTTCTTAAAACCAACAACACGAACTTCCATATCAACACAGGTTCTGGCAACTCGGTTACTACGGCTTATTTTTCGTCTGCGGGCAATGTGGGTATTGGTAATGTCTCGCCAGGGGCGAGACTCCAGGTCGATACTGGTGCTACCGGCACCAAGGGCCTGCTACTCAAAGCCGCTGCTTCGCAGACAGCTAATCTGCTAGAAGTTCAAAACAGTGCTGGCACAGTACTGACAAATATTGATTCCGGTGGCAACCTAACGGTTGCAACAACGACCAGCGCATACACTTATTATTCAACCAACACCACCACGCGCTGGGCTACTGGCCACGATTCAAGCAACGGATATTTCCGAATCGTCGATTATGTCTGGGATGGAACGACCAGACTAATGATTACGCCTGGCGGCAATGTTGTGCTGGGCAATGCTGGTGGCGATCAAACAAATGGCCCTAAGCTCCTAGTTACAACTGGACCTGATACAACTGGTGGCACGGGTGCTGCCCGCAAAGGTCTCATCGTCAGAGGGTCTGCTTCTCAGACGGCTAATCTTCAAGAATGGCAAAACAGCAGTAGTGCGGTTCTTACTTATATCGACAACAACGGCAGGATTGTCACCAGCTCTGGTGGTGGCACAGTCTCTACCCCCGATCTTTATTTCAATAACGGTTCTTCTACGAGTCCAGTAATAAAGTGGAACCCTATTGCAGGAAATCCAGGTTTTTGGTTTGCGAGTGGTTCCAGCGTCGTAATGAAAATTTACGATAATGGTACAGTTGAAGCTGCAAATACTATCGCTGTTCAAGACATGTATTTGAGAGCTTGGAATATTCAAAGATCCACGGCTGGCATTATTTCTTTTAATGGTTCTGGGCCAGCGATATCTGTTGGAGCTGGGACTCTCGTCACAGCGGACTCCACCCTTCAAGTTAATGTTCCAGCAGCTAATAAAATTGGTTTGGTCGTTGCTGGGGCCTCAACTCAAACTGGAAATTTACAAGAATGGCGCAATAATTCTGGAACAGCACTTGCTTACATGGATGCCAACGGCAACTTCTTCGCTGTCAGCAAGAGCTTCTTGATCGATCACCCCACCCCTGCCAAGGCCGCCGAAGGCAAGAAGCTGCGCTATGCCTCATTGGAAGGTCCAGAGAATGGCGTCTACTTTAGAGGCACCCTGACGGGTGACAACGAGATAGTCCTACCGGACTATTGGAAAGACCTGGTCGATCCCGAGAGCATCACAGTTAACTTGACCCCGCGCAAGCGCCCCCAGCCCAACCTGTTTGTTGTCGACGCCAACGCAGAGAAGGTGACCGTCGAGTCCGACCGTGAGATTTGTTGTGATTTCATCGTGTACGGCACACGCAAGGACATCGCTAAGCTGGAGGTGGAAATCGATGGGAACAGCTTATAATCCCTCGATAACAAACTCTGGGCTGATTCTGTGCGTTGACGCAGGCAATCCCCGTTCTTACCCTGGGTCGGGCACCACCATCAACGACATCAGCGGACAGGGCAACAATGGCACGCTCACCAACAGCCCATCCTACAACGCTGGGAACGGCGGCTATCTGACTTTTACGAGTGCGTCCTCGACTTATGTTTCCATACCGTATTCGGCCTCGCTGGATACCCCGACTGGATGCACGCACGAAATCTGGTTTTATCCGACTGGGGTCGGGGAGTTTTTCAGTCGTGGCACCTCGGATTCCGGGGCAACGCCAGACAACCCAAGGCTTTATGTTAGCGCAACCGGAAGCGTTTATTTTGATTGGTCATCTCCTGCCGCAGATCGCTACGGTGATATTGCCGGGGCGGCGACCATGAACGCTTGGAATCAGGTCGTTCTTCAGACCCTCCCCAGCACAACCATGAAGCTTTATACCAACGGTGTTTACAAGGGCGCCAGCTCCATCGGCGGCAACATGCCAGCCACTATTCCCAACACGGCCAATCCCATCATCCTTGGTGGTGCCAGTTGGATACCTCGGTATTTTTCAGGGCGAATCGCCATCGTGCGTATGTATAACCGCGCCTTGAGTGACGATGAAATATTGAAAAATTACAATGCTGTGCGTGGGAGGTTTGGACTCTAATGGGACTTGGACATTCGCCCAGCATTGATTTAAGCAACCTCCAGCTTTACTTGGATGCAGCTAATCCCAGAAGCTACGCAGGTTCTGGCACCACTTGGTCTGATCTAAGTGACAACGGTAGAAACTTTACATTGGTAAACGGTCCTTATGAAAGTTACGGCTACCTTGGCAGTATGTATTTTGACGGCGTGGACGACCACGCAACTAGCAGTTACGCCCCAGTCTTTACTGGCGACTTCACTATTTCTTTTTGGGTTAATTTTAAAACCTACAATACTTATCAAAATGTGATAAGCTCAGCCAATAATACTGGAGCAAATCTTGGTTTTTGGGTGGAATTTGGTACAACTAGAGGATTTCAACTTTTTAGTGGGATTTCTGGAAGTCCAGGCGTACTGGCTTTAGACGATAATGTCGTTAATGTTCAGTCTCTGGCCATAAACACTTGGCATCATGTATGTATAACTAGAAGCGGATCTGGCACAAACAATCTTAAAGTTTATTTAAATAATGTATTAATTGGCCAAAACACATATACTGCAACTATAGGTGTTTCAACTCAAAATTTGATGATAGCTAAATATTCATATGATTATTCTTCTTTGTTGTTTAATGGTTATCTTTCCAATCTGATTATTCAGCACTCTGCTGTTACTGCTGAAACCATCGCAAAGAATTACGCAGCAGGCAGAGGTAGGTTTGATGCCTTTTATTCCTCGCCACTAGTCACTAGCGGACTGGTTCTTAGTTTGGACGCAGGCAATCCAGCAAGCTATGCCGGTAGTGGATCTACTTTTACTGACTTGAGTGGCAATTCCAACAACGGAACTTTGGTTAACAGCCCCAGTTTTTCTTCGGCTAATGGCGGTAGCTTGACCTTTAATGGCAGCAACACATATGTCGATTGTGGAAATGCTGCAAATTTACAAATTTACCAAGGAACAATTTCTGCCTGGGTTAAAGCGTCTTCTTCTGGAAATACCAGCTATAGGGGAATAATTTTAAAACAAAATGCTTGGGCTTTGTTTGTGTTGGACAACCAGCTGATTACATATAGCTGGACAACTTATGGCGCGCAAGGAACAGGTAAAACTATTGGCGATAATGCTTGGCATAATGTGGCTATGACCTTTACGACCACAAATGTAGGCGCCACAAACAATGCCAATGTGTATTTAGATGGTGTCTTGGTTAAGACCGCCTCAGTAGCACATTCTTCTCATGCTATTCCGGTGACTTTGGGGGCCGGGACTAACGGGGCGTCTCAAATCCTTAATGGGAATATTGCCCAGGGGCTTATTTACAACCGGGTTTTGACGCAAGCGGAGTTGCTGCAAAACTTCAATGCCCTACGCGGGAGGTTCGGCCTATGAGTGTTCATGGTGGGCCGAACAACACGGGAACGGGTCTGCTGTTGTCGTTGGATGCGGGCAATAAACGCTCTTACCCCGGCAGCGGTTCGATCTGGTACGACCTGAGCGGCAACGGTCGGAACGTCACCCTCAATGCCAACTGCTCGTTTACTTCGACTAAGGGCGGTGGGATTGTCTTTAACGGCTCCAACGCCTACGGCGATTTCGCCGTCAACAATGTATTTGCTGGCTCCGGCCCTTTCACCTTTGAAGCCTTCTATTACAACGCTGCGGGCACGGGAACCATCATCAACAATTACGGGCCTGGCTATAACAGTAACAGTATTTGGTTGTTTGGCGGGGGCATCTGGCTCAACGCCTCGACGGGCTACATCACAACGTCCAACTACTCAATAATCAACGGGACTCACCATATTTTGGTAACAAGAGATAGCAGTGGCTATTTTAATTCCTATTTTGATGGTGTCCAGTATGTCACCAACGGCGGCCCCAACACGGCCTCCGTCGTTTCCAACATTAACTGGCGAGTTGGCGCAGACGTCAACGGTGGGGCTGAACCTTTCAACGGCCACATTTACCAAATCAAGGTATATAACTTCGCCCTGACTCCCGACACGATTCGCAAGCATTTACACGCCCATAGGAACCGCTATAGCCTGTAAGATAGGTAGGAGATAAAGCCATGCCACAAGATATCCTGATTACGCCCAACAAGAATAGCTCGACTACCCAGGGCAAGATTGACTTCACAGGCAAGGGCGCTTCTGCGTCGACGATCACCCTGAAAGTCCTAGACGACTCCACCCTGTCCTTTGAGGGGACGGCGGGGCAGTTGTTCAGCATCACCCCCAACCTCACCTCCGGCACGATCTTCTCCGTCAACGATGTCTCGGGCGTGCCGATGATTGATGTTGATGCGTCGGGATTGGTGAGGCTGGCACCTTTGGGGGGGACCACATACAGCAATACCCTATATGGTGTGCCAAGGACGGTGGCCGGGTCAGGCAACAGCGTCACTATTCGTGCCGCTGACGGCTTGACGAGCGGGGCGGGCGGCAGCATTATTTTGCAGCCTGGCCAACAGGCGACGACAGGTGGAAATGGGGTGGTTGTTGTTAGGCAACCTGGCGGCACCGCTGGTACTGACGAACTACAAATTTATCATGACGGCACCCATACTTATTTTGCGAATAAGGATACATCTGGAAATATTTATTTTGATGTTCCTGTAGGAACAAATCCAGGTTTGTTTCTTCGACGCAGTGATTTTACCAGTCAAAGACTTAAATTAACCGCTGGCGATATTGATAATTTGGCTTCTGTGTATTCCGAAGGAACTGCGGTACAGTTGAGGTCTGGAACTGGAGATGTTTGGATTAGGCCAGGATCTGCTTCCAATTATGTGAATAGTTGGTTTGCTACTCGGATGATCAATCTTAATGGTCAAAGCGGAGCAATCCTTAGAATTCCCGGCAACAATCCAGCCGGTATTTTGCAGCTTTATGACAATGCGGATTCATCTGGCGGCTCAATAGCTTATCCAGCTGCTACCCCGACAACTCTCGCTGCTAACACGAATGACCTTGTTTTAAATAGTTCTGCTATTCAACGCTTGTCGGCTTCTGCTGCTTACACCCTGACTGGTATTGCTCCACCAGCCACGGCTTCTCACGTTGACGGGCGCGTAATCTGGCTCCACAATGTCGGTTCCTTTAATATCACGCTCAAACACAGTCAATCCAGCGTAGCTGGCAATCAGTTTATCAACGAAAACGGCGGCGACATCGTTCTCGGCCCCAACCGCATCGTCCAATGCACCTACGACGGTACATCGACGAAGTGGCGGGTTCACGGGGAAATGTACCCGTATAACATGCCTACAGCCGATGGGACCAACGGTCAGGTGCTGACGACTAACGGGAGTGGAACCCTTTCCTGGTCAACCGCCACCGGACTGGCCGGGTCGGGAACTACCAACTACATCGTGAAGTTCACGGGTAGCACTACGGCTGGCAACAGCATTATCTACGACAATGGTACAAATGTTGGTATTGGTACTGCCAGCCCCAATAGCAAACTTCACCTATACAACGCCACAGGTTCAATCGCCTTAACTATTCAAGTTGGTGCAGCATACGCTTATTTTATAAATGATGCGACAGATGGTATTTTAGCTTCAAATCAAGGAACTACTGGTTACAAATTCCGTTACAATCTTAACGCCCCCGACAACTCTCTTTACCTTAGCAGCGGTGGGTATTTTGGAATTGGTACAACTGCTCCCAACAAAAAGCTTACGGTTGCTGCTAACGGCGCAGATTCAACAATAAATATTTACAAGTCTCCAGATGGCACTATCAATTCTTCTCAGCTTGTTGCAGTCTTAGGAACTGGCAGCAGCCAGTCTAATACTGGGACAACAGGCGGCAATGAATTCGGTATTCTTGATCTTTCTCATAGTGGTACTGTTCGTTGTAGGCTTTACGCCTACTCGGGCGGTGGCGGATCAAATAACTATGTGCTTGATGGCATGTCATTTGGCCAGACCAGCGCAGCCGCAGGCCAAGTTGTAATTGCGCCGACATCGGCAAGCACAAAAGGGCTTGTCGTAAAGGCGGCGGCTTCGCCGACGGCAAACATCCTTGAAGTCCAGAATAATTCGGGCACCAACCTGGTTTATGTTGACCCGACCGGCGATCTCGCTATCGGTGTGCCCAATGTTACTTATTACCCTTCGGGTCCGGCCGCACCTCTTCATGTGACTAGAGCTACAACAGCTGTGTCTACAGCAATTGCGGCTTGGCCAACCTACGAGCCAGATACTCAAACCCACGCTCGCATTACTGCGATATTTACCGATGGCGGCAACGGTGGAACGGCCACTTACGCCACAGGCACCACGAACATTGTCCAGTTTGGCGAGTATTACACGGGTCGTGTTGTCTTGATGCCTACGGGAGCGGGTGGTCAGACTCCGGCTGATCAGAATGCCGGTGCTGGTCGCGACATTATGTTGCTGGGCGGGAAGTCAGATAACACCGCCGGGAAGACCGGCGGACGGGTGTTCATTCAAGGTGGGACCGGCTTCGCCGGAGCCTACGGCTCCAACTTCGGCAATGTCATCCTGCAAGCCAACGGCGGAGCCGTCTGCATTGGCGGCACCTCCCCCGTCTCTACGTCGCCGGGTCTTGACATCACCTCCGACGCCTCCAGTCAACTGACCGGCCAGCTGATGATCAAGCGGGCCAGCACCAACGACCGATTCCGCCTGACCGCTGGCGTTCATACCGGCAATTACGCCTTTATCCAGGCATATGAAAATTCTATTGGTGGCCTAAACCTAGCTCTTCAGCCCAACAGCGGATGGGTTGCAATCGGCAGTACTTCTGCCGGAGCGAAACTACAGGTCGATACGGCTGCGGCTGCCACCAAGGGTCTCATTGTAAAAGGCGCAGCCTCGCAGTCGGCAAATTTGCAGGAGTGGCAGAATTCAGCTGGAAGCGTCCTTGCGAATATCGATCCTGACGGTGATTTTACCACAAACGGTTTCATTTCTTCAAATCAATTTGATCAGACTGGCTTCCGGCAAATCTATGCCCTTAGGACTTTGCCAAATGTTGTCGGAGATTTTGTTGAAATTTGTCAGGCCCCAGAAGATTGTGACTACTTTGAAATTGTTGCGGTTGGTCGCCAGCCTGCTTATCAACATCTGATTAAGGTTTACAAATTTGCTGCTACTTTCTCGACAATGCAGGGGACTATTCAGCCCTTTTTCCAAAGTCCTTATAGTCCTTCGGCTTCTGATTTTGAGCTTGAAGTTATTCGCTCTCCTGGCGCTTACGATGGACGTTTCAGGCTTCGTCGCACAAAAGGCACATCAACTCATCAAGTTTCTCTTATTATTCGCTACCACGGGCCAACCAAGCCTACGCTTTATTCAGGTACGGGTACTTCAACAGGACTCACAGGCTTATCTGGTATTCAGTCGTATGTTCCCAACAGCCTAACTGCCCTTCCACCTGTCGGCGGCACTGGTGCCGGAAACTCTATTTCAATTACTGCTGGCAGCGGTGTCACTTCCGGCGCTGGTGGCTCCATCATTTTGCAGCCTGGCGCACAGGCGACCTCCGGAGGAGACGGGTCGATTCGATTCGTTAATCCCTCCAACACCGGCCAGTACATGTCCGTGGCTGTATCTTCTACTCAAGTAGTCTTTTCTTTAACGGGCATAGCCGATTCTTCGACCAACATTCAAATTAACCACAATGTCTATCTGCCAAGCAAGGCATTGTGGTGTGGTGCTGCAACTATTGGAAATTTCTTGATCTCTGGCGCAATGATGAGGGCCACCAACGGAACCTCAACCTATTTAGGTTCCAGCAACGGCACTTCCACAGACAACATCAATTACATTTGGATGCGCCAAGACGGCCATATTGCTTGGTACGGCGATGTTGGCTTACGACGCGACAATGTCGGAATTCTCACGGTAACCAACGGGTCTACTGGAGGTGGTTCGCTCGCCTATAAGAGCAACACCACCAACATTTCTACGGCAACCAACGACCTAGTTCTAAACGGTTCGGCTTTCCAAAGGTTGAACTGTACGACAGCCTGCAACCTGACTGGGGTTGCACCCCCGAGCGGTAGCCATATCGATGGCCGAATGATGCGTATTTACAATGTCGGAACGGCCAACCTCACTCTGAAGCACAACAGCACCAGCTCCGCAGTCGCTAATCGGTTCTGCTGTGTGCAAGCTGTCGATATCATACTCGCTCCGCGAGACTACGCAGAGTTGATTTACGACGGGACCGACGGTGGTCTTGTTGCTGGTCAGAATAACCCATGCTGGAGGGTCGCATAATGGCTGGTATTTCTCGTCGATGTAAGAGAAGGCCGAGGGGTGGTGTCGGTGGTTGTCCTGGCCAGGGGTCGGGAACACCGCCGACGGTCTATCCTGGTGGAACCTCAAGTGGCGTGATCAAGAGAAGCACGACAAATCCGCCAGCCCCGCCCCCCAGGACCCCACCCAAACCTGTTGTCAAGTCTGCCACGACTGTGGTGATTCCCTTCACTTCACCCATTGTGCCCACAACTTCAGGCATAACGGTGACGGTGACGAAAGTTTAAGAGGTCACCATGTCCGGTACGCCGTTTCCAACGACCACAACGACTACGTCGACTACGACTGGTGGTTTTACTACTACGACTACTACTTCGACTACGACTACCACCACAACGCCGACCACAACCACCACCACGACCCTAACCCCGACCACGACCACATCGACGACGGCAGCCCCGGTCAATGCGTCCCTAACACTAGCTACAGCCGACCCCGTCTACAACGATGAGGCCGTGGTCTTCACCCTGAGTGGGGTGACCATTTCTCCCGGCGATATCATCACGGTCACCATCGCTGACAACACCATACAGTCTGCAATCGACGGCACCTATGTGACGGGGCAGACTTTCCAGAATACCGATGTGTTCAACTGCGTGGGGGCGACTCTTTTTCTGGATCAGTACGCCACCAACTTTGGCCCCAACAGCGGAACCTGGAATGACCTGAGCTACAGCGGGAATGACGCCACTTTCGTCAGCAACCCCACCTATTCCGACTCCAACGATGGCTATTTCATCTTTGACGGCACCGCCTCCTATGCCTACGGCAACTGCGGTCTGACCAACAACGCTGACTTCAGCGTGAACTTCTGGATGTATTACATCAGCAATAATGCCGGTAATCAGGGCATTCTTTCAACCTGGGATACTAGCTGGAATGGATTTGCTATTGGCACAGGCGGATCGGGGTCGAACATCCGGTCTTGGACGAACAACGGGGCTGGAGGCGGCTTGGACTGGGCCACGACGGCCAGCATCCGCAATGGCTGGCATATGTTCACTCTGACCTACAAATTTTCGACCAAGACCCAGACGGTCTACATCGACGGGGTCAAGAAGGGGACAGAATCTTACGGGACAGGCGTAACCCACTCCACGCTCCAGATCGCCAGGGGTGGGGCCACGGGATCGAGCCAGTTAGCCTCTTACCCGTTGACGAACGCTTACATAACCCATCTAGGGTTTTACAACAGCGTGTTCACAGACAACCAAGTCGCTTATATGTTCAGCAGAATAAAAAGCCGATTTGGCTTGTAGTTTGAAGTGTATTATATGGTGACCTTTCCTTTTTAGGAGTTTTTGATATGGCACAGTGGATTGAAGCTACCGAACCCAGCGTTGTCCCCCCGATCGCCGAGAAGGTGTTCGACAAGTGGCGGATTGAGCAGTTCAGCACGGTTGGTGATGGGGTGACCTCCCCCGTCCAACTGCATGTGATTTTCGTGAAAAGTCGCGTCTACAACGAGACGGTGACCAATCCGGAAACCAACGAGACCACCTCGGTTGAGAAGGTTGAAGTCAACTCCAGCATCAAGACCAACCTGTTCGTCCCCAACCTGTACGAACTCGCCGCCGAAGACGCCGATGTCGCCCAGGCTTTCGGTCTGGTCGTGGCTGCTCTCGACAAGATCGCCAAGGCCAAAGGCGTTATCTGATGTACAAGGCAACGATCGGCGTTGTCCTTGGGGTATCCAAGACGGGCCAGAGCCTTACCGCTCAACTTGTCAGCCCCAGCGGCACGCCGGTCGGGAGCCTGATCTCTGGCGGATTCGTGGAGATTGGCCAGGGCAACTACATGTGGACTTACGACCAGTTCCCGGCCAGCTTTCGGGGTGGCGTTAAGTTCTTTTCTGGCAACAACTTAATGGCGTTCATGACCATCAACCCAGAGTTGCTGGAATATGTGGACGCCCCCATCTCCTCGCGCCTGACCTCCGCCATCAAGGTCCCCACCTTCAGCATTCCGGTGGTCGCCGACGAAGGAACGCCAGTCGTGTTCCGTCAGACCGACGACTACTTTGCCAGCGAGGGGCGGTCGATCGATGTCACCAGCGAGGCCTGGCCACCCCTTGGGGAGGCTGTCGTTCGCCTGACGGTCAAATCCAAGAAGCCCGGATTCACCAAGGTCCTCCCCGTCCTGCCGGACAATACCGTCCGTTTGGAACTGTCCAGTGCTGAACTGGCCCAGATGGGGAGTGGGCGCTGGCCCTTTGAGATCAACACCCGGCTGGCCAATGATCACCTGTTGACCCTGCTCAAGGGCATCTTCAGCGTCGTGGCCCCCTTCAACTGATGCTGATCCAGCTTCCCGATTTTGCCGTCCCCCATCTCGACTTCGACCTGAAAGTCGACAGGTACACCGACCCGCTGGTCTTCACGGTTGACTCTCCCCAGCCATCAAGTGCTATCATTTTATTTCGCCACGACTTCTACAAGCCCCTTTCCTACGTCGACGGCAAACTGCAAGTCATGATCGCCCGGGCCACCATGTACTACCTGGGCAACGGCTTCCATCCCTTTGAAATCCGCACCACCCTGTCCAACGGGCATGTCCTGACCCCGGCTGTCGGCCACATTTCAGTCTATCTGGTCGAATAGCCTGCGGTGTATCTCCAGTAGGAGGTGCGCTGATGGCATGGCAAACAGAAATGGGAACCCTACTGCGGGTCCTGCTGAACGATTTTGCGGTCCCGTACCAGTTCTCGGACCAGCGCGTGTACCAGACCATCTGTGCCGCTGCCCAGCTTGTGCTGTCTGAACTGAACTTCCCGCTCGTTTACGAAGCCGATGTACAGTCTCTCAGCATCACCCCCGACCCTACCGATCGTGACGAGGCCAGCCCCACAAGGGATGACAACTTCATCAATCTTGTCTGTCTCAAAGCTGCTTGCATCACCGAGCGCGGCGAGGCCCGTAACGCGGTACGACAGGGCATCTCGATTCGTGACGGCTCCTCAGCCATCGACCTGAGGGGACCGCTCCAGGGGCGGATCGCCCTGCTCAAGGAAGGCTACTGCAAGGCCTACGAAGACGCCAAGCTGGAATACAAAGCCGGTCGTGCGGGCGTCGTGGCCGGGGCAGCCATCCTCAGCCCCTTCCGGATCTTCGCTGGCTATGGCGACCAGAACTACTATCCGGTGCCAGAAGGTCGCCAAACATTCATCAGGTAACGGAGGTCGGCATGAAGGGTACCCCCACCTACATCATGATCGGCTTGATCGTCCTGATCATTGCCTGCTACGACCTCTTCGCCATCTTGGCGTGGGGCAGCGACTACACCTTCAGCACGGTCATTCTCGATTTGTCGCAGCGCGAGCCTGTGGTGCCTTTGCTCGTCGGCGTTGTTCTTGGGCACCTTTTCTGGCCAATGAGAATTAAGGAGAAGTCCTAACATGGCAATTGCATACCAGCCCGGAGGCAATCCGATCAAGGACGGCTCCGCAGTCATTTGCGCCGTCCCCCAGAGCAACCCGTCCGGCCTGATCACCACCCTTGACCGTCGCGCCAACTTGGTCGGCAACGTCAACACCGGCAAGGTGGGCGTGTCCCTCGACCAGCGTTACCTGACCTGGCACGATGGCAAGCCGGACAGCCTGCCCGTCTCCTCGGGCGATTACGCCACCGGCCTCAATGCCGCCGCAGTCATCACCCTCCCCGCCGCTGGCCCGGGCCGCAACCACCTCATCACCGGCCTGTCCTTCGGCTATAACGCCACCCCCGCCTCGGGTTGCACCATCAAGATCGAGGACGGCGCAGGGAATGTGGTCTACAAGGCCCCCGTCACCGACGCAGGCTTTGAGTCGGTCAACTTCTATCCGCCCAAGATCTGCTCCCCCAACACCGCCGCCATCATCACGCTGTCGGCTGGTGGCTCTGGTGTGACCGGCGACGTCAACCTCATCGGACACCGGGTAGAGTAATGGCTTACCTCTTTTCGATCGACCAGGAGATCCGCACGGTGGCCGAACAAGCTATCACGGATCTCATCGATCAGTTGGGGAAGACCTGTCTCCTGGTTTATCCCCCAACGTGGGAACCGTGCGCCAATTGTCTGTACGACGAGATCGGACAGAAATCGTCCAACCATTGGCGCACGGGTGGCCCCCTCCCCTTCCCGAACGGATCAGTCTGCCCCTCCTGCAACGGACAAGGGTTGCACTCCAGAGAGATCACGAGAAGTATCAAACTGCTGGTCAGCACCGTCCCGGCAAAGTTCTTGCAGAATATGCCAGCAAGATATCAAGTGCCAGATGGAGTTATCACAACTAAAGGAATGATGGCTGACCTGGCAGATGTTCTTCAGACCCGCAAAATCATCGTCCAAAGTGATCTTTCCAACGCCCTTCGCCTGACCTACGAAATGTACGGCGAACCAGTCGATACCAACAATATCGCCCAGGGTAAGTTCTGGACTGCCACCTGGACGAGGATCGGGGCGTGATCGGGTTTGAGATTCAGATCAATCCCGCAGAGTTTGGGAAGCGCCTGATTGAAGCTAGTGCTCGGGTTGTTCGTTATCGTCTTCGTAAAGCGATCGACCAGGCTACTGGACCCTGCAAGAAGACATTAAAGAAATCACTTGAAAATAGCCGTGAGTATCGGGGCATCAGCAATGAGTTGGTGCCCGATTTTGGTTTAGTGGACCCAGACGCTAATCGTACTGCCATTGTCAACGAAGTCGTTCGTGGCTTTGTGATCCGCCCCAAAGCAGTTCGTTCCAGCCAGGGTGAGGTTACTGACTTTGGCGGTTTGGAAGTCGTCATTTTACCCTCTTATCTTTTGTTTGAGCTAGTCACGATGGACTTTGCCTCGTTTACCAGCGAGAAGGGTCATCTGGTCAATTGGCTCTACTGGTTACTATTTAGCGGGAATGCGATTGTAATCGCCGATTACGAAGTGGCTTATGGCGATGCCGGTCGTACAGGCCAGGCCATCATGATCAAGAGTGGTAGCTTCCGTGTACCCAGCCAGTTTGCCGGTGAACCCGAAAACAACTGGATCACCCGAGCGGCCAACAATGCCCTCCCCAGAATCAAAGCCATTGTCGAAAAGACCCTTAAGGAAGTGATGTGATGAGCGACACCACCCGCCTTTCCGGCGTCACCAACTATGGCGATCCCCTCGTCAGCGATCTCCTGGAGTGGTCGTGCTACCAATTCCTCGACTGGGGCCTTTTGGGCGTTGGCGCTTTCACCAATGTCACCTTTCCGTCCGGAATTTATCCTTCCGGCGTCGGCTCGCATGGGGCCGAGCCATATGTCCTGAGGCCAGCACGCGACCCGCGCTATACGGCCGGGACAGTCTGGGAAGGCTTCCGCTCCAACTGGGTGTACGAATCCGGCGTTGATTACAGCCGCCAGCCGATACCCATCAGCGGCATCTATGTGGGCGGGACCTTCAGGCCGAACACTAATGTTGGAGTGTCCGGATACAAAATCAACTATCCCGAGGGGAGGGTGATCTTCAACACTCCGGTCCCCACCGGCACCAGAATCGCCTGCCAATTCTCTTTTAAGAATGTCCGTCTAGATATGGACGAGGCCCAATGGTTCAAGGCTGTACAGTTTGACAGCTTCAACCCAGCCGACCCACAATTCCAGTCACCCAACGGCTCCGGGGCGTGGGATGTCCTGTCTGCCAACCGAGTCCAGCTTCCAGCCATTGTCATCGGGGCCGCACCCCGGGTCGACATGGAAGGCTTGCAAATGGGTAATTTGTCGAGAGTTCATAGCCAAGATGTCGTTTTCCATATACTGGCCGAGACCAAATTCGACCGGAAACAGTTGCACGACATCGTGGTCAACCAATGGCAGCGCAGGATTGAGGGCGCCGACAAGAAGAGGCTGGCTACCGACGGTCGTTTCCCCCTCACTTACGACGGCCAAATCAACCCGTCCGGCTACAACTACCAGCAAATGGTCGACACCAACTCCACCTACCGCTGGCGCAAAATGACCTTTGAGGAAATCAGGTCCATGGAAGTGCCGTCCAAGCCCCCTCTTTTCCGGGCTGCGGTGAGGGCGACCATCTCCGTGGATCTACCCTGAGATTGCTCCAACTTATACCTGGCCGGTGTACTTGTTTGCGGTAAGCCCATTGGGCCAATTCCCGAATCAAGGAGAACATCGTGGCAAACAATCGTGTATTCTACGCCATCACTGCTGTTGGAATCGGCCCACACAGTGGCGCTAACGCTGGTACCTACACCCGCGTTCGTGGCCTCCAGAGCGCAACCATCACCACCAACTACAACCTGGAAGCCGCCTACGAACTGGGTATGCTCAGCTTGTACCAGAACATCGAAGGCGTGCCGGAAATCGAAGTCCAGCTCGAGCGCGTTCTGGACGGCACCCCCCTCATGTTCGACCTGGCCACCTCTGGCCGCGTCAACAACACCCTGATCGGTCGCGCCAACTCCCGCTGCAACCTGGTGCTGTCGGTTCACGCTGACACCGCCGTTTCCGCAAGCGGTACCCCTGTCGCCCAGTGCTTGGTGTCCGGCGCTTACGCCTCGGCCATCAGCTTCAAGAGCGCCATGGACGGCAACGCCACCGAGTCGATGACTGTGGTCGGCAACAACAAGATCTGGGCTTCCGGCGGCAGCTACTGGACCCCCAACGCTCCCGCTTCCGAGTCCCCCACCGCCGCTTCCGGCATCGTTCGCCGTCAGCATGTTCTGATGGACGACTGCATCTTCCCCAAGGTGATCCCTGGCGTGGACAGCGGCACCGGCAAGCTGACCGACATCCCCGGCAGCGGCTACAGCGCCCACATCCAGTCTGTCAGCATCAACTGCAACCTGGGTCGCGAGCAGCTGATGGAACTCGGTCGCAAGGGTCCCTTCTTCCGCTACGTCAAGTTCCCCGTGGAAGTGACCGCGGAATTTGAGGTCCTGACCCAGTCCGGCGACTTCGCCCAGGCCAACGACGGCAACGCCGACCAGCTGAACGATGAGTCCATCCACATCTTCTTTGCGGACGGCACCGACATCGACCTCGGCGACAAGTGCAAGCTGCAATCCGCCAACTACAACGGCGGCGGAACCGACGGCGCAAACCGCACGGTGACCTACAGCTTCCGTACCTTCAACGACCTGACCGTGAACAAGGTCTAAGCCTTGATCGGTTAGTAGAGGATGACGGAGGGGGGGCCGCAAGGCCCCCTCTTCTATTTGGAGGATGCTTTGGATTTCGAGCTTCTGATCGCCCGTATTATTGCGGGCTGTCTGCGCTTCTCCGTCGACGGCAAGCGGTATCTGATCCGCCAACCCGGTCGTTTGCGTCGCTACAAAGCCCAGCAGGTTTACCAGGAGGCTTTTCAAGAGGCATTGTCTGAAGATTTGTACAGCGACGAAGAAATTGAATTGATGCTCCGTACCAATGGGCTTTGGGACGACGAGCGCCAAAAACAAATAGAGACGCTCAACAAAGACATCGAAAAACTGAAGGTCTCTTTGTTCAGGGCCTTTTTCAAATCTAGAGAGCGGGATTTTTCCCGCAAAGCACTTCAAACAGCCAGGATTGAACTGGCTTCTCTGTACTCCCAGAAGAATGTTTATTCTTCGATGGGGGCCAGCGGTTTCGCGCAAATTGCTCGCACCCGCTACTTGGTCGGGAGCGGTCTTTTGGACGACAAAGGCAAGCACGTCTGGAAGAACGACGACTTTTACAAAGGCAACGATTCTTTGCTCGACGATGCTGTGACGGCCTACTCAGAAGCCCAACTATCCGAATCGCTCATGCGGGCTGCTGCGCGCTCCGACTACTGGCGTTCGGTCTGGAACTGCAAAGACAACTGCGTGGATATTTTCGGCAAAAGCGCCGTTGACTTGACCGAGGAGCAGAGGGGCCTGCTTTCATGGTCGCAGCTTTACGACAATGTGGCGGAGCATCCCAACCCGCCCCATGACGACATCATCAAAGACGATGACGCTTTCGACGGATGGCTGATCATCCAGCGCAAAGAACGCGAGCGCCAACGGAAAGAGGCAACAGCAGAGGCCGTTCTTTCCGGCTTGAAATTGCCGGATTCTGGCGAGATCTTCCTCGTCGCAGAGACCGACGAAGACCTGCAAAATATCGAATCCCTGAACAGCCCCCAGGCTGCCGCGATTAAAAGAGAGAGACTGGCACACATCGCCAAAAAAGGCGAGGTCGAAGAGCAGCACATGCCCGACTCCAAGCGGGAGATCATGATGATGGCTCAGAGGACTATGCCAGGCAAGTAAGGAGGACCCCTGTGGATGCTTATAACCAGATGGAGGCTGCTGCGGACGCGGCCCGTCGGACGGAGGAGGAGGCGAACAGGAATCACGAGCGCAATTCTCGCGCTCGCCTGCAACGAATCCTCGCCACAAAAATGCGAACCGCTTTCATTGGTGCCTTGAGCGCCGTGGAACAAAGTTTCGGCGAGCTGTGGGGCCACAATGCCACGCCGGAACAGCGGGAAGCAGCCAAGGAGAAATGGAAGCAGATCTGGGAAACCTGTCGCTCCTCGATCCTGAACAACGGCAACGCCCAGCTGCGTGCTGTCGAAAGTGAACTGGCCCAATATACGGTTAGCTGGAACCGTTGTCAGAAGACCCTACCCGTGGAGGAGGATTCGTGAGCGCCAACAAGAAGGTGGTTAAGGTTGAGATTGGTGGCAAGGAAGTGGAACTGGCTGTTCTTCGTCCCAATGCCAAGCAGCGCCAGGAAGCACAGAAAGTCTACAACAGGGCTTTCCGTGAGGCGGTCGAGTCCGGGGCGATCCTCCGGGCCAAGATCGAAAGCGTGATGCGTGAACAAAAGCTGTGGGACGACCAGAAAGAGGCCGAGCTGCGCAAGCTTCAGGCTTCCATCGGCGAAAAGGAGCGCAAGGTCCGTTCTGGCGGCATCAAGCTGTCGGAAGCACGCGATCTGGCTATCCAGCTTCGTCGTGACCGGGCCGAGCTTCGTGGCCTGAATTCTGAGCGAATGAGCCTGGACAACAATTCGGCTGAAGCCCAGGCAGACAACGCCCAGTTCAATTACTGGGTTTCGGTCTGCACCGTCCATGCCAACGACGGCAAGCCGTATTTCAAGTCCTATGAAGACTACATGACCAAAGAGGATGATCCTGCCGTTGGCCCCGCCGCCAGCGCTTTGGCAAAGATCATCTACAACCTGGAAGACGACTACGAGAAGAAGCTTCCTGAGAACCAGTTCCTGGTGAAGTACAAGTTTGCGGACGAAAGCCTGCACCTTGTCGACAAACAGGGGCGGAAGGTTGACGCCGACGGTCGTCTGGTTGATGAGAACGGTCGCTACATCAATGAGGCTGGTCAGTTTGTTGATCGCGAGGGCAATCTGGTCGATGCGGAAGGCAATTTCCTGGTCGATGAAAAACCCTTCCTGGACGACGAAGGAAACCCGATTGTTAGTGCTCCCGAGGCTATCCCCTCGGTGTAATTTCTGTTGAACCGGACAGGCTTACGCGGGCGGTGGTCTTTGCTCTCCCATGAGTGAGGACCACCGTCCTTTTATTTTGCGGGGTTAATATGGCATTTGATATCACTGGACAGCTAAATCTTCGTTTGGCTTCTGGGGCTGTTCGCCGAATTGCCGGTGAAATTAACTCAGGCCTGCGCTCTTCTGGTGTCGGCGCTATCAATGTGCCGGTTCGCGCTGATGTCAATTCCATCCGTAGTGTAGTTAGTGAAATTGGGCAGGCTACAAATGCTGTGGAAAGGTTTGCCCAGCAGTCTGGCTTGGCCTTCAAGCGTTTTACGGCGTTCAGTATCGCCGCCATCCCGTTCATCCAGGTGGCCTCTGGCATTCGTTCTGCCATAACCGAGGCTGTCGAGTTCGACAAGCAGATGGTCCGCCTTCGTCAGGTCGCAACCGGGGCGGGATCTGAAGTCGGGGCCATTGGGCGTGAGGTCAGTCGGCTGTCGGCCAATCTGGGCGTTTCCAGCCAGGACCTGATCAAGACAGCCGTCACCTTGAAACAAGCAAACCTGTCAATCACGGAAACCAAAGATGCCCTGGAGGCCCTCGCCAAGTCGGCCCTGGCCCCCAACTTTGACTCTGTCGAGCAGACGGTAGAAGGCGCCATCGCCGTGATGAACCAGTTCAAGATCAAAAGCAAAGATCTTGAAGCGGCACTTGGTTCGATGAACGCTGTGGCTGGCGAGTTCGCCGTCGAAGCAAGTGACTTGATCGAGGTCGTGAGAAGGACCGGTGGTGCGTTTGCCGCAACCGGCGGCGACTTGAACCAGTTGCTGGGCCTTTTCACTTCGGTTCGTCAGACCACTCGTGAATCAGCCGAGTCTATCGCCACAGGTTTGAGGACGATTTTCACCCGCATCCAGCGCAACGACACGGTGGAATCCCTCAAGCAGATTGGCGTTCAGCTCCGCTACACGAAAGACGAAGCGACAAAAGCTGGCGACTTGGGCATAGAAGGACAGTTTGTCGGGGCGTATGAGGCTATCCGTCGTCTGTCTGCCGCCCTGACCCAACTCCCCCAGGCTGACCCGCGTTACAGCGCTATCGTTGAAAACCTGGGTGGCTATCGCCAAATCTCCAAGGTCATCCCGCTGATCCAGGAATTCGCAGTCAGCGAACGCGCCCTGATGGTGGCGGAAGCTGGACGCATCAGCCTCAATGTGAATGCGGCGCAGGCGGCTGAAAGCTACGCTAACAAATTGACCAAGCTGAAAGAAAGCTATCTTGAGTTTGGTCGCTCGATGATGGACACGCAAGGCTTCAAGGCGACCTTTGGTGCTTTTGAGGAAATCGCCAAGGGAATCCTTTCAATCACGAACGCCCTGCGTCCGGTTCTTCCCCTCCTTACTGCTTTCGCTGCTGTCCGGATCGGCTCAAGCATTGGACCGTTCGTGGCCAATTTTGGTCGCGGCGTAACGACAAGCAACACCCACCTGTTGACCAGGGCCAGCGGCGGTATCGTTCCAGGAGTTGGCGACAGCGACAGCGTGCCAATGTCCTTGGCTCCCGGCTCTTTTGTCATTAAGAAATCTTCAGTTCGCAAACTGGGCGCTAGCAATCTGCGACAGATGGGCAGCGGCGGCGTCCCCACCATGCTGACTCCTGGAGAATATGTTTTTTCTCCAGAGCAAGCCAAAAGAATCGGCATCTCCAATCTTAATCGTCTCAACAGTTCTGGCTCTGTGCGTGGCTATCAGGATGGCGGTCTCGTTACTGACCAGGAATTGCGCGAACGCATTATTTACTCCATGTCCCGCAAAGGTCTGAGCGTTCCCGACGACCAGATCGACAAGGTCATGGCGGTGATCAAAAAATCGCTTCCTCACGAACAAGTGATGAGTCGTGTCCGCGAATCTATTTTTTCCAGCATGGGTTATGATGTCCCAAAAAGCCTCGAAGAGGACTTGAAAAAACTCAATAAGAGTGGACTCAAGGAAATTTCTCGGAGCATGGGCGTAAAGACCCCGTCAAGCAATGTCGACGAAATTCGCCAAGTCATACTTTCTGAAATCAGCAAGAGTCGCCCACCTCTTGAAACCGCCAAGAGAAAAGCCGGTCTCTATGGCGTCAAAGATGAGTTCGTAGGAAACCTGTCGGGAGAATTTTACGGAGAAGCAAATTCCCAGGATTTGCTGAATAAAGTCAGAGAAACCTTCATTAGCGAATATCGCGGCAGGGAATCCAGAAGAACCGGCTTGCCGCTCAATAAAGTTAAATTCCCAAAAGCGAATAGTGATTTTTGGGAACAGACTGAAGAACTCAGCTCTATGCGTCATTATGACGGCATCAAAGACAGCATGATGCGAGATCCTGAGTTGCGCGGCTTTTTCTCTGGAAAAAGCACCGGCGAGGCTGACCGCGAACTTTTCAGGGTGATCAATCCGCGCACCATGCCCCAAAAAGTCGGCAGGGCGGAAATGTACAGCAAGGCGCTTGAAGGCGCCCTCAAAGGCAAAACCGACGATTTTGTCGGTGAAGCTGTTGACAAGTATGTCCAGGGCGACCCATTCTCGGAGGGCGAACTCAATATTGGCAAACCTTCCAACTACCTGGCCCGCCAGACGGTCAGCAAAGAAGAACGCCAACGGCTGATAAGGGAGAAGGCGGAAGCACGCAAGGCTCAGCGAGAAGCCGAGAAAGAATCGAAACTGGCGGAAAAGAAAGCCCTACAAGAAGAGAACAAGAAAGCCCGTGCCGAAGCCAGGGCCGAAGCCAGAAAGAGGAAACTCGAAGAGCAGGAACTGATCAAACAGCAAATACGGGACGAAAAAGAAGAAGAAATCTCGACTGGAATTATTTCAGACAAGCCCAATCGCGGAATCCTTGGCGATACTCTTGGCAAAAACCTCCCGCCTGTCACGGCCAGAAGGCGTCAATTTGCCGAGGTTTCCAGTCTTGAAGAAAAAACAAAATTGATTGAAAGCAGCCTGGCCCAAAGGACAGGCGAAGCCGACATCAACAACATGGGTCCGATCGGCCTGCGTAGGCTGGCAGAAAAGCTCAAGAAACAAAGCATTCTGTCGCAAGAGCAATACGACGAAATAGCCAACCTGGTCAGCACTCCAGGATTCGACGGCGCACCCCCGCCTTCTCTTGTCGCCGCCATGAAGGCACGCGAGCAAGCATTCGAGCAAGAGAGCAAGGATCTTGAAGCCGCACAGAAAGCAACAAAATCTGCCGCTGCAACCAAATCTAGCAGCAAGAAAAAAACACAGCCAAAACAACAAGAAAACATACTGCCCACACTGCCTGTTTATGAGGAAACCCCTACCCCAAGCAAAAAGAATTCTGCCGCAGCAAACACGCCCGCCAGCCCTCCACCGCCTAAACCACCAGCTCCGCCAGCCGCTTCTCCCCCTCCTCCTCCCCCTGGTGGCGGTGGCACGACTACCACAACCACAACTTCGGCTCCGATTCCCAACCCTCCCTACAGAAGGTATCCTTCAAGCCAGACGCCGACCCCAGCTCCTATTCCAGATCCGGCTGAAAATCGCCCTTACAAAAAATATCCATCGAGCCAAACTCCAATTGCGGTTGATCCGCCAACCCTCGATCGTCCCTATAAAAAGTATGTCTCGAGCCAAACCCCAGAAGACGCTCCAGTCCCGGATGCTCCTTCCTACAGGCGCTATACTTCCAGCCAAACTCCTTTTGACCCCAGCAGCTCCAGGCGCACTTTCGGTGCTGGTTTCGACAGATATCTTGGCACCGCAGACAAGTTCTTCACAAGACTGGATGCGATAGCGCAAAACAACAATGTCGCTGGCAATGTGAGCAGGACGGCTTCGGCGATTTCCGAGGAAGATCTGCCGCAATTTTTGTCCGAGATGTCGAGGTCTGGAGCAACCTCGAACATACTGACCAAAACAATTTTGCAGGCTCTTGAAAAAACGCGACCGGATCTTGGTGCCAGTCAGCGTTTAAGCTTGGCTAACAGCAACGCCTCTTCGATATTCGACAAGGCCAACGCAGCGGTTTCCCTGGAAGAAACAGCAAGAAACGCAGAGTCGCTGCAAAAGCAAGCTCAGCAGCGCATCGACGACATCAAGCGTTTGCCGCAGCTGATTGATCAGACTAATGCCCTCAGCGACAGGGCGAAGGTCGATCCTGTCATAGACCAACAGTATTCGGCTCTGATGGCTGACCTGAACAAGCTTGTTTTGCGCGTCAGCAAAAACGAAGGTATTGGTGTCAGCAACCTGATTCAGGTGCAAGGCGGCAAAACTTCACTTCTGGGTGGAAGTCGCAATACTTTGGAGGCTTCGTCCAAAGAGAACGAGGCAGTTGTCGCCAACGCCAAGGAAGAAGTGAAGCGGGCCAGGGAAGAATCCAAGGCTCAAATACTCGGTCTCGCTGGTATCGGTGCCGAAATCAGGCGCGACGTCTCCGGGCAGGAGTCTGTGCAGTTTAGCGGCGTGGCCGACGTGTTCGGGGCTGGACCGCAAGGGTCGGCACCACGGAACAGTCTTGGCAAGCTGCTTGAAGACAGAATCAACACCAAGTTAGCCCAGGTTGATCCGGTCGGACAAGGCACGAATGTTTCGGCTGCCGCTAAAGAAAAACTCATCAGCGAAGAAACTTCCAAGCTCCACGATGAATATGTGCGTGGTCGCCGCAACCAGATCATGGCCGAGACGGGTCTGACCAGCCAGACAATGGCAACGGCTTCCGCCTCTGAGGAATTCGCCAGAGCGCTTGAAAATGGCACCAGGGTCATGGAGGTGCAAACGGCGGCTGGCAAGGCGGTCGTTCAACAGCAATCTTTCCTGAGAGGCAACTCCGGCAACAGTCGGGCGGGCAGCTATCAGGATGTCATCGAAAAGAGAATGCAGGCCGAGCTGGCCAAGGTCGATCCGACGGGTTCGGGGAGCAACCTGCCCGAGCAAAGCAAGGCCAGAATCCTTCAGCGGGTCATCAATCAAACAAATGAGCAGCTCCTTGCGTCGCTGCAAACACATGTCCGTCTCGAGAACAAGATCAACGACAGCGAGACGGTGCTTGAGCTTGCCAACAGGCGACTGGCTGACGCCATCGAAAACAATGTAGATGTGCAGGATAAAAACGGTCGTGCCGTCCTTCGCGACACGGCTAGGCGAGGATACGATCGTTCTGGCTCCAGGCTTTCTGCCTTCGGCGGCATGGCTGCCCAAAAAATTGGCAACATGTTCACGAGCCAGAGCGGCTTTTTCGCGTTGCAGGCAGGCGCCTCTTTCCTGGGCGACAGCATAAGCAATTCGGCTGGCGGCGCTGAGGCGGCTATTGGTTCTGGCTCCCAGAACAGATTCGTGAACACCAAGGCGGCTGGGTCTGCCCTCCAGGGTGCTGGCCTTGGCGCTTCGGTCGCGATGGGCCTCGGTTTCACCGGCATAGGCCTTGGCGTGTCGGCGGCAGCTGGCGCGCTTCTGATGTTCACGGAGTCGTTGAAGTCGGCCTCCAATGAGTTGTCCGAGGCGACAATCGCCACATCTCTCAAGAAGATGAACGACTCCCTGTCGAATTTCGCCAAGGGTATGTCGACAATCGATCCGGCGACAATCAGAAAACAGCAGAACGACATCGACAACCAGATGTCGCAGATGGCCAAGCGCAACTCTTCAATTTTTGGCCTGATTCCTTTTTACTCAAGTCAGACATTCAACAGCGAGCTGGATGTCAAGCGGCGCGAGACAGCAGCCGCCCAAGTCCCCACCCAGATGGATGCCCTCACCAAGATAATTGAGGAGCAGGCCAAGAACAACATCGGCGAAAACGCAAGGGACGAAAGGTCTCGCCGCAAATTGTTTGAAGAAGCGATCTATAAATCCAGGGACGGCCTGGGCGCTTCTCTCCTCGGACGAGTCGCCTCCGGCACGAATCAGGACTACGCGTCACTTGAGAAGAAGCTGTTTGACTCCTTCAGGCGCATCCAAGAAAACGAAGTCGCCCGCAAGACCCAGGAAACTGCCGAGAGCAAAGCCAACAACACGGCGGCTATGTTCAGCAATTTCAGCTCCGTGCTCAGCGTGGCGACACAGCAGCTTTCAACAATGGCTGCCGCCACCAAGAATCTGACAGACATCATGGACGGTTCGGTCGCCGTGTCTTCCGGCGCGAGCATGACCGAGTCCTTGCAGCGCCCTTTTGCTGGTGACAATAGCGATTTCATGGTGGCCGTGAAGTCGATCACCTCGATGGCCGGTGCGTCTGGCGGCGACGTGGAGAAGTCAGCAGAGGCTATTTCTGTCGCCGGTAGGGTTCTCCCGAGCATCATCAACGCCGTCCGATCAAGGCCCGCGCAAGACCTGGCAACCGGGGCGAACTTCTCCGTCCAGGTTTCGGACATGCTCCGCCAGAGGCTTGAGGGGCAGAATCTTGACCCGGCGTCCATATCCACGATCACGAACCTGATCCAGTCTCAGCTTGGTGAAGAAGATTTCACGAAGCTGCTCCGCAAGACGGGCGAAGATGTCGGGGCCGTCGCCAACGATCTTCTCGCCCCCATCGCCGAACCGCTCAAGAAAAACTTGAGCAGCATGGGTCAGAACCTCCAAGAAAAAGCCAAGATTTTTGCCAACGACCTGACCGAACTGGGCGGCAGGGTCCGTGCCGTCGGCGAGCTGATGGACAAGGCCAACTTTGCCCAGATCAGCTCTGAGCGCAACCGCGTTCAAACCATGTCTCGACGCGGCCTGATCCGCGAAGACTCTGGCGACGAGACCTTGTTCGACCTGGCCCTCAAGCAACAAGAGTTGCGTCAGGCCAGACTGACTGGTTTTGGCGGGAATGCCGTTTTCAAGAATCCCCAGGCCATTGCCGACGCGCAAAACCCAGAGAAGATCAACGAGGCCCTCAAGGCCACGATCGCCAAAATCGGAATAGTCGACCGCAAAATCAGCGCGGCGTCTCGCGACGGCAACAACAAAGCGCAGTTTGAAGCCCAGAACGAGATGTCCAAACTGAAGGTGCGGGCTGCCGATCTAGGTCAGGCACTCAAGAACCTGACCGACACCAGCGAGAGGAATGCTGCGGCGCAAGAGCGCCTCACCAAGATCCAGGCCGACCGCGAGGGCCGTCAAAGCCTCGGTATGCGCTATGCCACCTCGAATCTTGAGGGACGGGCCGACATCGCCAAGTCGTTCTCCCTGTTGAGTCAGGCTGGACAGCTTGGGACAGCCGCCCCCTTCTCTGTTCGCGACCAAAACCAGATCTTCAGCCTACTCTCTTCCCTGTCGCCGCAAATGCGACTCCAGGGGTTGGGCGGAATCTCCGTCAAGGAACTGAGCACGCAGCTTTTGAACAGTACGTTCGGCGGCGCTTTCGATCTTGACCCGCAGTCTGCGGCGATGGAGAAGGCCCTCGACAGCTTCGTCCAGCAGAACTACGAGATCGCTTCGCGGGCGGCACAACTCCAGGTGGACAACCAGGACAAGCTGCTCGGCGACTTCTTCTCCAGGCTCCAGAACAATCAGCAGGCGTTCCTGGAGAGTATCGCCAAGACGATGGCCGATGTGGGCAGGCAGAATCTTGAGACTCAAAAATCGATGGCGATCAGCCGCGTCAAGGATCTCGAAAAGAATGTGGGCGACACATCGATTATCGGCAAGCTCGGCATCAAGACCGATGAAGAATTCAAGATGTTCGCCGGGGCCATCAAAAACCCGAACATGAGCGCCATGATTGACGCTGGCGGCAAGATGGTTGCTGGCGACAAGCTCATGGACCGCGCCCGTGGCGGCGTCGACAACTTTGCCAGCAGGATCACCAATTCTGTGGGCGGGATGAGCGTGCGGGACATCATCGGCAACGCCTCCGGTGCCATCAAAACCCAACTTGAAGAGATTGGCTTCACCGACGAGAAAGACCGCACTAACATTCTCGTCAAGATGGATGAATACTTTAAAGAACGCAACATCAACAAGAATATCGGCAACGTCGAAGCGGACCTGAAAAAGGCTTTCTTGCAGGCTGCCTCGTCTGTTGTCGGCGACCAGATCAGGCTGGCAAGGGAAGATTTCTCCAAGGCCGAGTCTGGTCTGCGGAACAGCGTATCTCTGCCGGACGAGGTCATCAAGCGTCTTTCAGAAGCTTCTCAGAGAAGTTTTGACACCATCAGCATTTCTTCCTTGGAAAAGTCTGTCGGTATCGTCAACGGCATGAATGTCGGCTTCAGCAAGATGGGCGACCTGTTGAAGGACGCCAAGACCAAGCTGGACGAACTGAACAAGGCCATAGACGACATCAACAAGCCCAAGGACAAAAAAGCCAACGGTGGACTGATCAGGTTCTTCAACAAGGGAGGCTGGGGTTCGGAAGGCAGTCTCACCCCGCATTCAAGCGATACGGTCAACGCCCGCATCAATCCCAATGAGTTTGTGGTTTCCTCTGGTCCCGCCCAGAAGAACAAGGCTTTGTTGGAGCGGATCAACTCTGGATTACCAGCGTTTGCAGAAGGCGGCGAGGCAAAAGAAGCCTATGCCAGGATCGGTAATCTCGGAAAGCTTGTAAACTTTGGCGGAAGCACGGCCGAGTCCACCATCAAAAATGATGATACCGAAAGCGCCAAGGATTTGATCCGCAAGAATGCCACCATACTTTTCTTGTCGCAAATCAAGAGTATGGACAAGGAAAAAAGGACGGCGTTCCTCAACAAGCAGATCGACATGATCGGTAAGGACCTGCCAAAGAATGATCAGCAGGCTGGCGTTTTCGACGCCTTGATGCAGGTCTTGAAAATCAGGCAAGAGAAACAAAAGGCTTACGATGACGCCGTCAAGGCTCAGCAAGACCAGAAGAACGCTCCGGTTTTCCCAGATGTGCTGCCAAAGATCGGCGACTACCACACAGCCTTGCGCCAGGCGGCAGTCAGCAGGGCTTTCGGCAACCCGCCGTTTGAAGTGGAAAGCATTATTTCTGGGATCAAGGATACCGTAAACACGCTGGCCTCCCAGGAAGACGCCCAAAAGAACACAGCCGCCGACATCAACAAGGCGTTCGGGACCTCGGTCGGTGAAAGCCTTAGCGATCTCATCTCGAATGAGCCAAGACTTGCCGATTTCAAGAATCTGATCAGCGATTTCATGTATCAACAAGCGCTTTCATCCCCGTCTTTCCGGGGCCTGGAAACGCTTGGCCAATGGAACTACAGCGACAAGGAAAGGTCCAGCAAGAAGCCGCTGCGCATGATCCGGGCCAACCACCCTATCTCTGTGATCGAGGGGTTGTACACCGGTAAAAACGCACTCAGGGAAAAAGCCAATCAGGAGCTGTCTGAGCAGAATTATCCGGAAGGTCCAGAGGACTATGTCAAAAACATTTACGGCTTGATGGTCGGTGAAGTCACCGCCAAAGTCAAATCGGCGGAAGACCTTCGCAAAAATGCTGAAGAGATACTCAGGAACAGGCGCAAGTTTGAGGAGATCAAGTCGCCCGACTTTGACCAGGCGATTCTGGAATCTATCGACGCGACGATCGCCAAACTGAAAGAAGACAACGAAAAAGTCCCCGGCTTGGCGAAAATCCTTGGGGCCGCAAAAGAGAATTCCAAAGCCCGTATGGCGGCTTTTGCCACACCCGAACAAAGGCTGGCGAAGAATATTGCGGCAATCGATCCCGAGAATATCGACGCCAAAACCATGGTGGATTTGGTCAAATTGCAAGGTCTGTCTAAAGAAGCCGAGCTTTTCAATCAGGTGAATCCAGCCCTTCAGGCCAAGCTTGTTAACGACGCGCTCGATCGCATACGCCAAAACAAGCTCAGGCCAGGCGAGCGGGAATTGATCCAAAGCATGGGCTTGGACCGCACTAATTCTTCTGATATCACCGCCGAAGAAATCGAAAAATATCGCACGCAAGAATCGAAGATGCCCGTTATTCAACGGGCTTATCTCCGATATATGGCTCAGGCGGCAAGCAGACCACTTGACGGGAAAGATCCTGGCACCTTCAACGAAGCCGAAAAAGCTTTGTATTTGATGACGCTGGAACAAAAAGCACAAGCTTTGGCTCTGGCAAGAGTGCAAGACAAGGAAGAGCGAGTCAAGCTCGATCGGCTCGGCAGGTTCCTCCTCGCCAATCCGGGTTTGATTGATGCGCGGATGTCTGGCGCCGAAGAAAAAGGCGCTGATACATACGCTCAAGAGGCAGCCTTATTGAGCATGGTGTTTGGCCTTCTGGGCAAACCAACCACTTTCCCGAGCGTGTCTTCTGTCTTCAAAGGCAGGCCGATCAAGCCAGGCCCCAAGGTTCAGATTGAAGAGGCGCCCGAACCCCCACCAGAATTCGGCGTTAAAGAAGCCGGAGAGATGAAGTTCGCCGTTGGCGGGTTGGTCCCCGGCGTCGGCAATACGGATTCCGTGCGGACGAACCTGCCAGTCGGCAGCTATGTTGTCAGAAAATCATCGGTCCAAAGCCTGGGCGCCGAAACGCTGGCCTCATTGCCGCATTTAGCCAAGGGTGGCGTGGTTCCGGCCATGGTCATGCCTGGCGAACACATTTACAGCCCCCAGGAAGCCTCCAAGATAGGCATTGGCAATCTCGATTACATCAACAAGAACGGCAAATTGCCAGGCTTTGAAAGGGGCACGCCCGGTGGCGTCAAGGCAGAGGCTAATGCGCGGGCGGCTGCGGCTAATGGCTTCGGAGTTCCAAGGCCTCCAGCATTCAACGACCCCAACTGGCAGATGATCCCCAACGGAGATGGAACTTTCAAGCTGGTTCAGGCTGGAGCTATGCGTTGGGGCGGAGGTCAAAATCCGTTGAATATGGTTCCGGGCATGATGCCGGGACCCAATGTGCAAATGCCACCAGCGCAAGCCGTCAACCCCATCAACAATCCCCTTCAAGGAATGGCGGTCGGCAACGGGGCAAACGCAAATGCCGGTGCAGTCAAGATGCCTGGCCAAAACAATCCGAACGCAGCCGCCGAACTCGAACAGATCATGGCTGGCAACCTGATGGCTGCGAATCAGGACTTTGATATTCTTGGGGCGAAAGCTGAGTTTTATCAGCTCCGCAACCAGATGCGGAACCCACGCGCACGCACGAAAGAGAACATAGCCAAGCTGCGTGAGCTGTATGCTCAATTGAGCAATCCCGTCATCGCTCAGATGGATGCGGAAAAACGCAGGATGAGCGCTGAAGAAGCCCTCTCCCTTTTCCAAAATTCACCCAAGGAATTTTTCAAATCCGTCAACAGCTATCGTGCTGAAATGATGGACAAGAAAAAGTCCTACAAGGAACGGTTGGCAGCCAAGGAAAAATACGAGGAGTTTTCTTTTGCGGCCAGGATGATACCCCCACAGGCCTTGCGGGCTGCTATGGCTGGGGAAAATCAGCCAAAGGGTCCGGCCAAGAACGACATCCTTGAAAAAGAATGGAAGGAGCGTCGGGAGGGTGTCGCCGCCCACAACGCCCGCATGCGCGAGCAGGGCAAGATTCCTAAAAACGGACCCGAAGCCGTTCAGCACCACAACACTGGCGTTGAAATCCGGTATGGCAAACAGTTGACCGGACCCGAGGCTGTCAACATCCACAACGCGAGGGTTAAGGCCAACGAGCAAAACCGTCCCGCGCCCAACCCTGAGGCGGCAAGAGCTAACCATCTCAAAAAGATGTTGGACACGGCTCAGGAAAACTATCTGAAGACGGGCGATCCCAAGTTCCTGGAAGAGATCAGAAAGCTCAAGAATCCTGAGCAGGTGCGCGCCGAAGAGAAGTCTGAAGCGCAGCGCAAGATGGATGAATACCGCGCCCAAAAGAAAAAGGAAAATGAAGCAAACGATATTGCCCAATGGCATGTGAAGGAAGGTATCGCGGACATCAGGGACCCAGGTGGCGTCAAGCGCAAAGCCGAAAAGGAACGTCAGGAAAAAGAAGCGCAAGAAGCAAAGATGCGAGCGTTTTACGAAGAGAAGTCGAAGAAAAGGCGCGAATTTGAAGACAAGATAAATTCCAACTACGCTGCCGCAGACGAACTGAGGAAGAAAATAGCCGGTGGAGACGATTTGGTCAAACGAGCTACTGGCGGAATTGTGCCAGGAGTCGGCTCTGGCGATATTGTCCCGGCAATGCTGGAGCCAGGCGAGCTGGTGGTGCCCAAGAAGCACGTTCAAAAATTCGCCAACGGCGGAATCGTGGGCGGCATCCAAGGGTTCGCCAACGGAGGAATGGCACAGGGCGGGCCTGAGCTTCTCGACGTCGCCGCCAAGTTCAATCAGGCTGCCACCCAGATCAGCCAGGGACTGTCCGGCTTCTCCACCTCGGTTAGTACCTTCAACGGAGCCGTGGCAAACTTCGGCACCTTTGTCGACAAGTTCGACGAGGCGGTTGGCAAGATCCCCGGCCAGATCGAACTGTCTGGAGCCAACGAGATCAGCGTCAATCTGATGGGCCAGGATTCAATCGTCAAGGCGGTCACCGAGGCCATCGGGCCGATGATTGCAGAAGCCATCCGAGCTAACCAGCCGGTCGAGCAGAGGTCGCAATAATGATCTTCACCGGAAGACTGGGAGACATACTCGCCACACCCGGGGGGCTGGTCCTCGGGTTTGGCGGCGAATCCTTGGCGTGGGAGCCGTTCAACCTATTCCTCAAAGCTGAAGAAATACCGACGGGGGGCAACTCCCTGCCCCTTCACACCGTCGGCGTCGATCTGGGTGTGGCCAAAGGCTTACCCTTAATCATCAGCGGTAGGCAATATGGACAAAGTATAAATCTATATATCTTTTGCAATATTGATTATAGTCAGCAAAACATGAACTTGTTTGTGGAGGGGGCGAACCAAACGACCTCAAACTCCTTGCCGCTGATCACCACCAATAACGCAACTGAGGTTGTCGGCGATTCGCTTCCCTTGACTATCGAAGCTCCTGTCTTTGGTGCGGGTCTCAACCTAGTGGTTTGGAGAACGCCAGAGACCTCTTCTGTGTTGCCGCTCACAGTCACCGGCTATGCACAAGAGGCTACTGGTGGCTGCGTATTGTATTTGGTTGGCCCCATTGGATCTACGGGGTCGCTGGACATGATCACGGCAGGTACTGGGACATTTAATCAAGGTCTTGACCTAGTTGTGGAGGCTTAACAATGCCCGTACTTTATGGCCCGATGGGCCAGGAAAAAATTCTTGCCCCAGCACCATTCGTGTCGATCAGCACTCAGATTGATCGCTTTGAAGATGGCCGGGTGAAAAAATACACCTTCAACATTGCCCTCAAGGGCCGAATGTTGGCATACAAAGGTGGCGTTCTTGCCAACACTAGCACGGCAGATCTAATCGCTCAGGCTAATGGCACACCCCAGCCTGTGCTACCAAACAGCCGACAAGCTGAGATTCAAAAGAAAATTGCCCAGCTTCAAGAATTGTTTCGTCCAAAAATACCGCTGAATCAAACAGAGAATGTCGTTTTGCAAATCACGCCCTGGGACACTTCAGGTGGCACAAGCAGAATCTTGTGTTATCCTCGGGTTAAATCTATCGAAATTCCAGAAGGTCCTTTCACTGATTATTTTGAGTACACAATTAACCTTGAGGCTGATTACCTCAGGATTGGAACAAATGTTATCGGCATGGATGCCGAAGACGATGTCGGCGTCGAAGAATCCTGGACTATGGAGCCTGACGAGAATCTTCGCAAATACAAACTTACCCATCAAGCCAGCGCGCAAGCAACAACCCGATGGGTGACTGGCACCACCAACAGAAATGTGCCTGGGTTTGAAATCGCCCGCGCTGCCGTTCTCAAAAAGCTTGCCTCGGACATCAATCTTGTCGACAATGCGGCGACGGGAGAACCGCCATCCTCCAAGCTCAAACTGAATAATCTTCCTGCTGGACTCAGCTATTTTGGCCTAGGCGGCGCTCTTGCCAATGCTCTCAGCGAGCAACCTGCTTCTAGCGGTGACAGCGTCAGGGCTTACGATGCCATCCGTACTGTCACGGTTGATGAGGCTGGCGGCAAGTTCAGCGTGACCGAAAACTGGACAATAGTCGACTTGGCGACGGTCAATATTGATGACTTTGGCGCAAAAGTTGGGGCTAACTACATACCCGCCCTTGAGGAATTTACGATCAGTATCAAGGATTCGGCAGAATCTACCCTGAAGACAATTTCGATTGATGGTACGATCACCGCCTTGCGTACTGCCAGAACAGCCGCCTTTGAGTCGCCAACCACTAAATACATCCACGCCAAAACCAAGTGGGACCTTTTGGCGGCCAACAACTACAAGTTGGTGCGAGACAGAGTCCTGTTGATGATGGGCAGTGAATATTTGGCGATCAAACCGGCGCAGGTTACTGTCGGCCATAACAAAATTGCGGGAACCATTACTTACAATGTGGAATTCAACAATCGTTATCGCCCGCCCATATTCTCAGATGTCAAATTCTTTGAGGTGAGCTTTACAGATAATGGTGGTGGCCCGCTCTTTGCTGCTATCGATGTGCTTGGTCGCGTCGACCCGTCTAGTCCTTACGGCAAAGGTCCCATCTACCAAAACCTGCTCAACACGACCAAGACAACCCGAGACATCAACATGGAAGTTGTTGTCGGAGTAGTCAACCAAAACGACGGAAGACCATTGAAGCCAAGCAGAGAAAACGCATTTCTGGCCTTGGCTCAGCTTAACCTAATACCAAACACAGCAATATATCCAAAGCTATTTATTGAAAAGATAACAGATGGCTTTAATTATACGACTGGCCGTTACAACTTTAGCGTGACCTATGCCTACGGAAAGTAATTTTCAATATGTCTTACCCAAGCTGACCTACGGTTCAAACGACCGTACTTTGCTGGGCTTTTACGTCCAGCAGGCAAGCAGCAGCGTGTCCTGGGGAGACAATGGCAGCTCGATGAACCTGTCTCTAGTCAAAGAGACGGGAGATTTTGACTACATATACAACGATTTTCCGTGTCAGGTAGGTCATCCCATGCGTTTTCGCCTGGGTGGCTTTTACTTTGGCGGCATTTTGTCCAAGGTGACGAAGAAAAAATCAACCAGTGGCATTACTTACGATGCAGTTTTGGTTGATCCTCGCGAGATTCTTCAGGCTACCCAGGTCATTATCGGCCAATATGTCGGCCCCATACCGATCGGCATCACCAATGTCATCAACGCCTATGGTTTTTGGGAAGATAGCACCAATGGCTTTGGCGGTTTTGGCTTTTCCGGATCTGACGAAATCGGCATGCCCTGGACTACTTTTTTCAGGGCTGTGCTGTTTATCTGCAACCAACCGCTCATCACGCCCTATGGCGGTCCTATGCGCTGGGGTGTGCCCACACGGGAATTCCCGCGAGGAGTTTATTATTCGCTCGATTTAAGCGAGCTACCAATCCCTGACCCATACTATCGCATCGAAGGCAGCGCCGTCGTCAGCCTGTACGATGTGATCAACAAAGTCTGTCAAGACGCAGGATATGATTTTGTTGTGGAGCTGGTTGGCTACACCATCAAGATCAGGACAATCAGTCGCAAGCTGGCCCCCGCCCTTGGCACCATCGGGGCGATTGTCAATCAACCTGGCTCCAACGCTACTTCCATTGAGCACGGCATCGAAATGGCCCAGGGACACCAGACAGCTTCCATGCTGATCGGTGGCCCTTACGAAGGGATGTTCAGCAAGCTGAACTACGCTTCCTTCTGGGGTTATGACGAAAACAAGAACCCCATCCTTGGCCAACCTGGTGTGGCTGTCCTGGCCCCGAAACTGCCAGGCGAAGGCCCCATCTCTTATCCGTGCGACATGATGAATCTCTACGCTCAAGGCGTCGAAGATGTCATCGGGTCCAAATATTACTTCTGCTCAACCCTCGAACTGCAATTCGCCATGGCCGGGATCGATTCCTGGATGGAATTCATCGAGAAGTACCGACCAGAAGTATTCTTCGCCATGACTGGCTTCCAGAGTAACCGTTCTAATCAGGTGCTCCTTGCTGGCGTCAACACCGGAAGCATGGTCCAGACCAACCCGCAGGCCATACTCGCCCGCGCCCTGGAGGCCACATACGACAGGTCCGAAGGCAGGAGGCGGTTTTTCAGCTGGCTCTCTGGCGTCGCCAATCAACATCTCGGCAAAGAGTTCATCGTCAGCCTTGGCATTTCTGCGTCGACGCTTGACCAGAAAGTTCCCTTCAAGGAAGATCTTCGACCGAACATTCGCTATGAGTTCGATATCACCCGTAGCGCATTCATGGAGATCACGCCCCCGCCGATCAACCCCAACCCTCTTTTTGCCCCGTTTGGTTTGACCAGCTTAACGGCTACTCATTTTTATCTTTCCGACGAGCAGAGTCGCTTTGAGCCTTTTGTCGTTTACAACTACCAGAGACTCATCCAGGGCAATGCCTCAATAGACAATCCACAAGACATCTTGATGGATCAGGTGGGGGCTTATGTCAAATCTTCTATCGGCGACAAAATTGAGGAGATGTATTATCCCTCGATAACAACTCCTTACAGCTATAGCCCATTCATTAATTATGTGCTTGCCGGTCCTGGCATAGCTTTTCTGGGCGGTCCATTGGTGCGGATGACTGTCCAAAATCCAATATTCTCCAAAACATACGATCCTTCTGGCGATCACAGCATTATCAGTCGCGTTCTGGGGACTCCGGCCAATCTTTATCAGACAAATGCAGAGTCTACAAAAACACGCATTCACCCACCCCCGATCTATCCGTCCTTCTTCGTCGTACCATTGAAAAGCAACCGCATCACTTACGGCCCGTACTGGGCCTACTCTGGCGTGCCAGGAAGGGTGAAGGTCGAAGTCGACAGCGAACTGGTGCCGAGCAATTACGGCTCCGAAGTGGTGATGAACCGCGTTGCCATCGCCAGGCTTTTTGATGGCTCCAGTCGCTTGGCCTTGACGGAGCATGGCCGCGTCACACAGCCAGATTATCCAAAGGTCTCGCTGGGGCAGGCTCTTCAAGCTAACGGCCCAGCGGTTACCTCCATCGAGATTTCCCTTGGTACAGGCGGTGTGACTTCGACTTACGCATTCCAGAATTACAGTCCGCGCTTTGGGGTCATCCCAAGACAAACCATAGACAGAATGCAGAAAGCTGGACAGCTGGGCCTTCAGCTTCGCAGAAATCTTTCCAAAATGGCCATCGATCAAGCGAAGGTCAAACAGAGTTCAGCGAGAGCTAGCGCGGGTGCTTTTGGTTTGTCGATGACGGCTGGGGCTTTCGATAAATTTCATAGGGTCCAAACGCCACATGAATGTCTTGCTGGATTTGCCAGTATCGAGAACAGCGCTGTTCGATTGGATGTCAAATCAGCGCCGTTGCACGAGCTTATGGCGAATACTGAAGCCGATAGTCCTGGGATATACGCAAACAGGGCAATCGCCAGCCAGGACGCTTTGTTCCGACCCTACCGGACGCCGACAGCAAACGGCGGCATCACGGTCAATCAGCATGGTCTGACCTACAAATCCTTGCCAGACACCTCTTTGCTGCCAAAAGTTGAACTGCCGGTCAATATTGCAAACACGACCACAGCAACCAGCATGACTCCCATTGCCTATCCTGGGCAAACGGATATTTCGATTGTCTCTTACCAACAAGCCAACGGCTTGCCTTGTGAAATCAACAACTGGAATGACGGAGCCGGGGCTGGAGCTTTTGAGGGGCGCAGCATGGGTCTGCGCGGCCCCCTGATGGTTGTCGGCTACGGTCAGGATATCTACAACCCTGGACAAATAGCTCCGGCAAATGTCAATTTGGCCTACCGATCCGACAGACACAAGGCTGGCCCGACAGATCTTTTGTGGGATGACATTCGCAAGGTTTGGTCGGGGGCCGGGGTTACCAGGGTTTATGTCTATTCCAACGCGGCTTCTGGCGCTCCGGCCACCGGCTATCCCTTCGTGGGCAACTCCATAGTCAACAAGGCGATCCAGCTTTATCCGGTCGGCTCGGGATCAATAAGAGCTGGTTTTTCGCTGGCTCAGTTTGTGCCTAACGAGGGCAAATGGTATGCTGGCGGCGGTGGCGGGGCTGGTTCCAAACAGGATATTATCGACGAGCTTGGTGGCTATAAACGGATCACCGTGGTCACCAACCTCGTCTGTCAGAGCGGCTTGCTCCAGGTCACCAAGAAGACCTATGACTTCATCGGCGCCGTGGAGGTGATCTGATGGAGATTGAGTACATCGATTGCGCACCCTGCTGTTTTGGCTGTGATCGCGAAACCGACTACATCATCTATGTCTGCAACAGCAACGCGGCCACCGACGACAACTACCGGTTGATACTCAATGGCAAGAACATGGGCGATATCATCCTCAACTCGAACAACTGCATCGGCAAGTTCTTCCGAACCAACTCCACCATCGAGCCGACCATTGACCTCCTGGAGCCGGGCATCTCCTGCTGCGGCAATGACCCCGACAACGGCACACCCAAGGGTATGACCCGGGTCACCCTCAATGCGGGCGACCTACTGGAGGGTAGGACCAACACGTTGGTGATGCAAAACATCCAGAACAACAACAACGGCAACTTCGGCAATGTGGTCGTGGCTGGCGTTTACTTTGACCAAGAACAACAAAAATGGGTTATGTGTCGCCGTTTCCTGAACACGTTTTATTCTGGCGGAAGCGGAGCGAGTTTCAGTTTCACCTTTGAGATGCCGGACTACTCATGAATTGCCCTTGCCAACCCAATGTGCCGTGTAATCAGGGGAAAGGCTACGTTCTTTCCGAAGCGGAACACCGCGTCTGCAACGGGGAGGGGGTTAGTCCGGACGAGCAGATCGCTTTCATCCGCGATCTGTGTACCGGCAATCTGGCCTGGAGCCAACAGAACAAGCTGCCAAGCCTGCTCAAGCAGGGAATCAATCTGGTCACCGCCGTCGCCCAGCATGTTGCCGGAGGCCTGCAATCAGCTGATATCGAAACCTATCAAAAAAGAATGGCTATCTGCAAGACCTGCCCCAAGCTTCGGCCTGACAATCGTTGCTCTGGCTGCGGCTGTTTTATGAACGTAAAAGCTTCGTGGGAAGAACAAAAGTGCCCAGACGGCAAATGGTGACGGTGTAATTTCTACTGGAGGTACTAGACCATGCCAGCATCGATTTCATTTTACGCAGGACAGTTCGAGGACGGTGGCACGTTCTCGACGTTTCAAATTGCCAGTCTGGCTGGTTCGGGCCTGGGTTTTTACGGCGGCGGGTTTGGTGAATCCGTTCCCGTTGGTTCTGCCCAGGACAAAACCTTCATCACCAATGCAACCGGGACCAACCAGGGTCCTGAAGCCTGGAATGTGAAATACGCCAACGCAGGAAGCGGGCTGGTGGGGCGCGGCACTTCGGCCATCCCCCTGCGGGCCATTCCCAACTGGCAGAGCACCCTGAATGTGCGTTTCACCGCCGACTCGGCGGTCAAGACGCAGAATGTACAGGCTTATATTTACGACCGAGTCCTTCCAACCAATCCGGCATCTGGTGTAACAACTTATCTAGCCGAGATAATCCACCCTGTCACCGTGCAAGATTCCGGCAATCCGACCGGATCGGGGTCTACGGCGTGGGAAGTGTTCACCACGGCTAATCAGGCCACTCCAGCGCAGCGAGAGCCGGTCCTCTTGACCGCCTCGCCGGGTATCTCTGGTCTGCGTCCTTCGGGTGCAAACACCATGGATGCCCGACACGACTGGTATCTGGCTCTATCGGCCAGTCCGGACGGGATCGGAAGTAAGCAGTTTGGACTATGGGTCCAGCTGGAATACGTCTAAGAGAACCCGTCCAGTAAGCAGCGATGAGGCCCGCCCGTTGCAAGGGGCGGGTCTTGTCGTTTCTGGAGTAAGCCCGCCACCCTCTCAGCGCGCATAAAACCATATGACGCAGGAGGAATCATGGCTGGACCACTTCTCACTATCGGAATGGCGACCTACGACGATTACGACGGGGTCTATTTCACCATCCAAGCGTTGCGTGCCTATCACGATCTGACCGATGTTGAAATCGTTGTGGTGGACAACCTGCCCAACGGTTGCCCGCACACCAAGAGCGCGGCGGAATGGGCAAAGGCTCGCTATCTCCACCGAGGTCATGCAAATGGCACCTCCCTGCCCAGACAGCTTGTTTTTGAAGAAGCGCAGGGCGAGTGGGTCATGTGCCTCGACAGCCATGTGTTGTTGACGAAGGATGTGGTGGCCAAGACCAAAGAATTCATTCGGTCGGGAGAAGCCAATCCCAAGAATCTCTACCAAGGCCCGCTTTTGTACGATGACCACATCAATCTAGCCACACACTTTGAACCCGTGTGGCGTGACAGCATGTACGGAACCTGGGCGACCGACGAACGCGTGAAAGAAGGAAAGCCGTTCCCCATCCCCATGCAGGGCCTGGGTCAGTTCATGATGAACAGGAACGAATGGCCAGGCTTCAACACCCTGTTCAGGGGCTTTGGTGGTGAAGAGGGGTATATACATTCCAAGGTCCGCTTGTTCGGCGGACAGGCGATGTGTGTCCCTTGGATGACTTGGCTACACCGGTTCGGTCGACCCAAAGGCGTGCCATATCGCTTGTTCTTGGAAGACCGAATTTTCAATTATATTCTTGGCCGTCGTGAGCTTGGCTTGCCCTACCAGGATGTCATTGAACACTTCACTCCCAAAGTTGCAGAGGCCAATCTGCAAGCCGTCGTTGCTGAAGCGGAAGCTCTTGATCCCAGCCAAGGTGTTTTCCCTGAACGCTTTCGTACAGTCCAAGCAGTTCGACGAAGCTTGCCGTGCTTTCACAGAAGCGCGACCCCGATCGACACCGGGAATTGCAACTGCCCACTCAAATTTGTTTATAGCTGTGAGCTTCACGAAAAATGCCGTCCCTTCAGGGACTATGGCGATGGCATTCGCTCTTGCCAGAATTGCAGCGACTACGAGGAGGTCTGATGAGGCTGGAAGACTTCCCCAAGGACCTTCGAGACGCCGTGGAAATGGCTGGCTGGACAGCAGCAGACGCTTTCCTGTCGACGCTCGAACAAAGACTGCCCCTGTGTGAATGGGGCGGGTATCAACCTGAGATTGGCCCTCTGGTTGCAGGCATCCTGCGTAATGTGCGTAGTGCCCTGACCGGTGGGGCGATCAAAGGTGAAACGGACGATGATGAACGAACGAGGATTCAATCATGACCCCAGAAGAAATCGATATTACTCCGGCCCTCGAATCTCCGACCCCGGAGTATACGGCCACAGCAGACCAGAGCGTGCTGATCGACCCCCGGGTCTTTTTGCCGTTCCAGGTCGTCGCCCATCCAATCGACCTGGTCGTGGTCGAGACCGCACTTCCTGAGATCACAGAACCAGGGTCATGATGTAGTAGGCCACGGCCACCCAGGCCATGCAGATCAAGCCGAACACTACCAGCAGCACCAATTCCAGCACCAGCTTTTTCATTTCTTTGATCCTGTGTGCGTAAAAAAGAGCGGGGGACGACGAGTCCCCCGCCCTCTTCAAAAGGGTCCCGCCAAGGCCCCTTAGTCCTTATGTTCGCCCCGGTACCGGCTCCAGCCATTGTGCGGGCCGTAGCTGCCGTTTTCGCGATCGGGCTGGCCATCTTTGTCCAGCTTGCGAACCGGGAACAAACCTGATCCGTCCTGATACTGACCGAAAGCCAGCTTGGCCCGACACTTCGGGTTGTTGCAGCAGATCTCGAAGTACTCGTATTCCACCTTGCCCTTGGTCACGCGACGCACGCGGGGTGCGATGCGGTCTTCACCGCAGGCTCCGCAGCGATGGTCACCAAAGACTTCCTGGGTGGCGGCAATCTGCCGGAACAACTCTTTGACATCCGTGGCATCAATTTCAATGGTGCCGTGGGCGGTTGGAATGTGTGCTTTCATGCTTACTCCTGGTTTGAATTCTTCTTCCAGTCAGGATCATAACCCTTGTACTTGGGGTCGATCTTGCTGCGATCCCTCTGCAACTCATTCAGATGCGCGATGATGAGAACAGCCGACTTGTGCGGGATGTTCTCCAGTTTGCCGTCCCACTTGAAAGATTTCGACGAGCCAAGATAGGCGTCGATATTGATGTCGTTGCGACTGCACAGAGTCTGAATGAAGCTGTGCTGCATCTCGGTCGACTTACCACCATTGGAAAGATCGACATCGTGGAACAGGGCAGACGGCTCCTCAGCCGTGATGATCCTGCGCAAGCGCAAAGCTTTCCTCAAAGCCCGCCCCTCAGCCCTGGTCTCTGCCATGGCGGTAGCGAACTTGGAGAACATGCCATCAGTATTGCCGGAGTTGCAATCCGCAGCCGCCGTAAAAGTCACCTCACGGTTGGTGTGGATCGACTCGTAGGTGTAGCTGAACTCGGCCACCGCAGTCATGGCGTTTTCAGGGCCGGGGGCTTGGATAATGCGGACGCTGGAATTGACAGTCGGCCCCAGCACCAGCTCGGCCACTCGTCGGAGACCATCGCAAGTCGGTCGCCCTTCCGGGGACAGCTCGTCCGGAGACAGCTTGGACAGAACATACTCGGTCCAGTCCGGATCAGTCGGACAATGTTCCTTGTAGTTGTCGGCGTTGAATTCCGGCATCTCAGGCGGCTCAGAAGCCCCGACCTGAGTCACCAAGACATCGGAGTTGAACTGGATGCCGTCCTCGACCACCACGGGGGTGTCCAGAGAAACAGTGTCCAGAACGCTTTCGCCGTCCAAATCGGAAACAGAAACAGTCTTCTTCTTAGCCATCGACCGCCACCTCAATTTCATGATATGACCCCACCCCGGGGTCGGTCTTAGCCAATTCTATGATGCTCAACAGCTTTTGTAAAGTGTTTTTCATACGAATTTCGGAAGGACTTCCTTTCATGTCTTTGATGATGATCACAAGGAAGTTACTTCCGACGAGCATCCCAACCTTCTTCGCGTCAGAGGCTGCCCTTTTTTCATAATATTCGTCGCCCCAGATCGGTTTGTAGTGGGAGGGGCCGTTGACCTCGATCGCTATCCCCTTAAATGGCCCGACCTTACGGCTAACAACCATGTCGATGTGCTGGCGTTCAAGTTGCACATGAAAATCCACCGGATACTTAGCCTGGGTCAGCCCACGGATCAGATATTTCTCCAGCCTGCTGCCCGTATCGGCGGCGACACGCACAGCGTCCAGGGCCTTTTTCTGCAAGGACTCGCGCTTCTCCTCGCCCATCGTTTCCCATTGCCTTCGGGAAATCTCGCTGCGGCGCTTGCGCTCCTCGTCAGACATGGTGCCCCATTGCTCGGCCATCCGCTCCCCGATCTGCGCCCGCCTCTCGGGGGAAAGCTGCTTGCCCTTGGTGGGGTGTTCCTGACGCCCTTGCTCTAGAGCGACCAACTGAGCTTCGGAACGACTGCGGACGGGGATGCCAAATTTGTTCAATGCCCTGCGGACGCGGTTGGGGTAGGTGCCCAACTCCTCGGCGATCTCGTGAGTGGACCTTTGCTTGTTGACGTATTCTTCGACCAGATAGTCATAAGTCATGAGCATAGAAGCCTCTCGATCTGTTCTGCGCTGAAGTCGTTGATGATCGCCTCTGGGTCTTTCCCCCAGGTATTTCGTAAAACGCGACTGTGATGTTCCGATCTCGCCAACAGCGGAACAGCCGTGTACATCGGTTGCAGATTGTTCCACGCAAAAGGTTCGCCGTTTAGCCATTCCATATCCCAAGCGTAGAACCAGATCTTTCTGCCAGCGGGGGAGTTGACCGCCACGGCCAGGCTGGAAAGGGATGTGACAATCAGCGGGTTGTTCTGACTGTAGGCGTAGGCAGCATCAAAGATCGGGAAATTCGGCTTGGCGGGTGGGGAACCCTTGTCTTCAACAAAAACCTGAACCTCGTGACCCTTCGACACAAGTTCGTTGCAGCAATGGACAAGGGCCAGCGACTGATGGGAGGGGGCGAGCGTCTGCACAAGAAACTGAATTTTCATGGCTTCAAAGCCGCCCGCAGGCCAGCCCCCTGATAGCTGATTTGG